GCATGGAATGCCATTCAATGAAATATTTAGGTTTTTCTCTAAATCTGATGTAACTACACAGGATTATATCGATGAGCTTACAAAGATGAAAGAGAAAAAACCTGAAGCATTTCAAGAAAAGTATAGAGGTAAAGATATCAAGTTCTTAACCACATTTCATGAAGATTTGGAGTGTTTTGCATTTGATTTTATTATCACTGACAGACCAGATTTGATAGGATTCAAAGAGAGATGGCAAGAAGCTTTCAAAAGATTATCTTTATATAGTTTTGAAGAGATGTATCTTAGAATGCCAGATAGAATGAAACCAGAGTCTATTGAAGACCTATATTCTTTATATGAATTTAATCTTGAACAAGGGTATGAAGGTCTTGTACTTACTCATAGCACTCATCCATATAAATTTGGAAGGACAACCTTAAATCAAGGCACTCTTCTGAAGATGAAAGATGATAAGAATGAATATGATGGTGTGATACTAGAGGTGGAAGAAGCCACAATGGTAAAAGATGGTGTTGAGAAGACAGTTAATGAATTAGGTAGGAGTAAGACTTCTCAATTAAAAGCTGATAGAATTCCTAGTGGAATGGCTAAAGGCTTTGTAGTAGAATTTGAAGGAAAAGGGACTTTCTGTGTTGGACTAAATGGTTTTGACCATGCTGCCAGAAAAGAGCTCTTAGATAACAAAGAAAATTACATTGGGAAAAGTTTCAAATACACGGGAATGCCTCCTATCAAAGACTTCCCAAGGCATGCATTTTTCGACTCATGGCGTGATGAAAAATAATTATGGAAAATTTTAACAAATTTCAAGAATTACTAGAGAAATCTAAACTTATTGGGAGACACTTATTTCTATTAGGAAAGAGAGGAGATTTTGATAAAATTCAATTGAATTACAAAGGAGAAAACAAAAACAACATGACCCAAGGAGAAGTGCTTATCTATGATGAGTCTGTGAATTGGGTAGGATGGAAGTGTGTGTATAAAAATACAAAAGGATTTTTCATTAAGAAAAAGACAGGCACTTATTATCTTAAGTTTTAAAAGTATTAATATTAAAATTAAACAATAAATATGAGTAAAAATACGAAAATTATCCCTACATTTGCAGAAGTAAAAGGTGATGCAATAGACCTTTTCTTCGCAAGCAAAGGCAATGCAATATTTATGCATGGAGCCAATTGCCAAAAAATGATGGGCAGTGGAATAGCTGCACAAGTGAGAGACTCAATATCTCCACTTTACTTTCTGGACCAGTTCGATGCTAGACACACAACCCAAAGATTTGGGAGCTATGGTGCACTAGTCTTGGCTCAGAGTGAAAACGAATTAAAGATAGGAGTTAACCTGTATACACAATACAATCGAGGTGAGAATTTTGATATAGTAGCACTAAAAACTGCACTAAAAAGTTTCCGATATAGTATAAACCCAGACAAGAGAGCAGAGTTTACAATCTACTGTCCTTGGATAGGTTGTGGTATAGGTGGAGCTGATTGGGCTGATGTTAAGCCAGTACTAATGAAAGAGTTAGCAGAATTTAATGTCATTGCAGTTGAGTATTTACCTACAAAAGTAATGGAAAAACTAGGAAAAGTGCCTAGTCCAAATAAAGAGGAATAAGTAAATGAATTTCATAGAGGAATATAAAAAAGGTCAAGCAGGTGGTAACAAAGGTTTACCAATGGGTGGTGGTTTAGTGAACATATCTAAACCTATCAATGGAGTACAAAGAGGTAGAATATATGGTGTGGCTGCAGCTCCAAAAGCAGGTAAGTCAACCTTTGTAGATTACGGATTTGTAATACAGCCATTTCTGCATGCCTTAGAGCACAACTTAGATGTTGAGTGGATATATTACTCTTTTGAATTAGACAGAGTGTCAAAAGAATTTGATTTTGCAACTCATTTCTTATTTCACGATTATGGTATTAGACAAGTAACATTGCCAGATGGAGTATATAGGGAGGGAGAGTCAGTAATTGACCTTTCTCCTGACTATCTGCGAGGAAGAATGCAAGATGATGAAGGTAAGACTATTGTAGTTAAACCTGAGATATATACAGTCTTACAGGAAGTGTACACTAAGAGGATAATACCTTTGTTTGGAGAATACTCAGTTGGTGGAATTCAATTGACCAAGGGATACATCACTTTCATAGAAGAAAAGGATAATCCCACAGGTCACTACAAGTACCTTAAAAAGCATGCTGAAAAGTCAGGTAAATTCGTGACTCAACAGTATGGTAAATCAACAAGAATAGTTGGGTATAACTCACACAAGCCTGATAAACATACTATTATAGTTACTGACCACCTTAGAAAGTTGTTGCCAGAGAGAGGTTGGCAGATGAAACAAACAGTAGATAAGTTTATTGAATACAGCGTTGAACTACGAAACTGGTGTAATTTTACCTTTGTCCACATCATTCACCTTAATAGAGGTATGACTGAGACAGGTAGAATTAAAGAGTTTGGTGATATGTTGTATCCAGGAAGTGATGATATCAAAGATACGGGTAATTTAGCAGAAGATGCTGACTACGTCTTTACTCTCTTTAATCCAAATGACCAAAGGTACAATTTGAAAAAGCACTTTGGCGTGGTGATTAGGGATAGTAAAGACAACCCTATCTTTCCTAATTTAAGAACAGTGCACTTAGTAGAGAGTAGACATTGTGAGTTCCCACAACATTTTAGAGTAAACATGTTTGGTGGAATAAAGAATTTTGAATTAATTAATTAAATAAAAAGTATGACAAAAATTAGCACGGTATGCGTTGACACATTGACACAAATTCAAGAGAATCAATTCATGCTAGACAAGAAAAAACCTGGGCATGACAAGTGGAAAGATTATTCCCAAGACATTTACAGATTTATTATCGATTTACAGAACCTTGGATTTGAGATTTGCTTAGTTGTAGGTCCACCAGGAGTTGGTAAGTCAACAGGAATGCGTCTCTTACCTTCAAAAACTAATATATGGTATAACGCAGATAATAAGAATCCTGTCTGGCAAGGTGGTAGAGCTGAATATGGAAAGAAAACAGGTCCAATTGAACCCTATCATATCATTCCTAGGTCTTATAAAGAGATTATAGACCACATTTCAGTGGGCATAGAAAAGGGAATGTTTGAAGAGGACAGATATGCCATATTAACTGGGCATACTGAAACATACAAAGAAGGTGTGGACACAAGAATTCGACTTAAAACATTAGGAAATCTTGCAAATAAGATGCAGATAGAAGGTAAGTTAGAGAATGTGTTCTACGCAAATGTAGAGAAAGATGAGAAAGGGGAGTTAAATTATATCCTTGAGACTCAGAATAATGGTTTCAATACTGCAAGAAGTCCAATGGGACTGTTTGATGGTAAGATACCTAACGATTATAACGAAATAATTAAATCATTAAAAACGTATTAAAATGAAAAATACACGAGTTATTGGAGTAAAACAGTGTCTACAACACTTAAAAGATGGAATGACTAGAGATGACATAGCTGAATACTATGGCATCACAAAGGCTGAATGCAAGCTATTGTTCAAACACCCAGATTTACTTGGGAAAAAGACACATAAAAAGCCTTCATTTACTATTGTAGATGATGCTGAAGTGGCTGTTGAGGACATAGAAGTTGTTGAAGCTGAAGTTGTTAAAGAAGAAGTAGCAATTGCTGAAGTTGAGGTTGAAAACTTTATTGAAGATGAAGTTAAGAAATCAAGTTTTGGTGAAAAGTATTTGAACGGTGAAGAAGTAACAGCAGATGCAGAAGAACCTGCTATCCCTGCTGCTTTAGAAGATGAGACAGCACAAGTTGAAGCAGAAGTTGAAGCACAAGATACCGAACAAGATACCGAACAAGAACTACCTATTGACAGTGCTGAAGATGTACTGGCAGAGGCAGCAAAAGCTGAATGGAACTAAGAGTTTTTTATTTAATATTAAATAAATTTATAAAGTTAAAAGTATGAGTACAGAACAAAAAAGTGCATGGGGATTTCAATCTGATACAGATGAATCATTAAAAAGTAAATCAGGTGGTAGATTTGGGTTAAATAATGCCCACATCACCGTATTGGAATTTAATCCTAATGCAGGTAAAGAGGGAACAGCTGGAGAAGCAGTTGATATCACAGTGTCTATTGGAGACAAAGAATTTCGTAGTAGAGTCTATGATATAACAGGAGATTTATACAAAGGAGATAGTACTGTATCACCTGAGGAGCCTGGGTACAATGAATTGTATAATTCGGAAAAAGCACAGCGTGAGGCAGTAATTGTGCATGCAGTTAAAGCTCTTGGAGCCACTGAAGCACAAATTCAAGCAGCATTAGTTGCAGGTAATGTAACAAATTTTGCAACTTGGGCAACAGCAATGTGTGGCATCAAGCCTGCAAACTTTGCAACGCTTCCTGTTGATGCATTTGTTGAGTGGCAGTGGAGTATTGGGACTGATAATGACAGAACGTTCTTACAGTTACCAAAGAATATAAAAGGTGGACGTTTCTTATGTCCTGCTATTGCACCAGTAGGTAAGTGGAATGAAGTTGTTGATGGTGAAGGTCTTCGTTATGTAGATGATGCCAACAATGAGCACCCATTTACTCGTAGTGCAAACTACATGGGCAGTAACAAAGCTAAACAGCAAATTGAAGGAGAAGAACCAGAGGTAACTTCTATCCCAACTGCTGGTGGTGGAGCTCCAGTGAAGTCAAAGTGGTAAAACAATGCTTCACAGAACTACTGATGATATAGCAGAAAGTGGTTTTATTAACAAAGACAAGATATTGGAATATGTCTCACAAGAAGACATATTCCAATTAGTCTTTGGATTTGAGCCTGTAGAATTTGAATACGTTACTTCTCCATTCAGAGAAGACAATAGTCCAGGATGTTGGTTTGAGTATGACATTAACACAAATAAGTTAAGGTTTACAGATTTTGCAGACACCAGAGTAATTAAGGGTATCAAGATGTCAAACATTGATTGTTTTGATGCTGTTACAGTTTACTACGATATGCCTAACTTTTACAAAACTCTTGAGTTTATAAAGGCTAAGCTTATTGATGGTAAAGACATTAAGCATGACATTATTCATATAAAACCTCGTGAAGTTAAAAGAGAACGAGTTAAGAATAAAGTTGGAGTGTTAATAAACACTAGAGATTTCCTAATATTAGATAGGAATTTCTGGCAGAATAGGTATAGAATAACAAAGGAGAATCTTATTGAAGATAAAGTCTTTCCTATTCAGAAGTTTAAACTCACAAATACTAAGAGTGGAGACCATCTATTTAGAACACCAGATATTGCTTATGCTTACACAGAGTTTGACAGTGGTAATAAGAAGATTTACAGACCTTCAAAAAAAGGAAAGAGACGCTTCATTACAAACTGCTCAGCAAATGATATAGGAGGAATGCATTCTCCTATCAAATCAGGAAGACTATTAATAATCACAAAATCTTACAAGGATTTCAGAGTTCTAAGAAACTTAGGGCTGAATGTAAGGTGGTTACAGAATGAAGGAATGTATCCTGACACTGAAGAATGGTGGGAGTTAATTGCTGCTTTTGATAAAGTAGTAGTATTCTTCGACAATGATTCAGCAGGAATCAAATCAGCTCAAGATTTAGTTCAGCTGATTAATTATCCTGAAGGTACAAAAGCTAGATATATCCACTTACCAGTAGATATGCTTGCCTCAGGGATATCAGACCCTTCAGATTTAGTACACAAAAGAAATGAAAAACAATTAATTAATTTTTTAAAAGAAAACTATATATTATGAATTTATTTAAAAATGTACACGAATCTTGGATTCCATTGTTACACAGCTTGGCTTACAACGAGCCTATGGTTAGTTTTTTAGATAGTCTTAAGGATAAGTCTATTCAACCACCTCTTGCTTTGATATTCAAAGTATTTGAGATGCCTGTTGATAAGATTAAAGTGGTCATCTTAGGACAAAACCCATACCCAAGACCAGGGACTGCTGTTGGAAGAGCTTATGCTGTTCCAAAGGAAACAAGAATGCCTGCAATTTTAGAGTTCATACAAAAAGAGGTATTAAGGTATCAATTGAACCCTATAGCTATGAGTAGTATGTTAACAGGAAATTGGCAAGCATTAGAACACTGGACAGAACAAGGAGTATTCTTATTGAATACAGCTTTAACTGTCGACACAGAAGGAGGAAACCACGCATTAGAGTGGAAAGAATTCACTGAGAAAGTCATAGCTTTCATAAGCCAAGAGAATCCGTGTATATGGATGCTTTGGGGAACTTATGCACATGCTTTTGGCAACTACATACTAAATCCTTTAGAGGTAGAAAAATATGATGATGAATTAATGGAAGACATTCCCGTAGACCCACTATTGAATTACACTGTGTCAGGATTACATCCTATCTCAGGACCAGGGTTCTCAAAGGAAGGTTTTATAAAAGTTAATTCATTATTGGAAAAAAGAAGTTTAACAAAAATAATGTGGTAAAATGAAATTTGAAACAAATTTAGTAAGTGATGTAAAGCAGACAGGTGACATCAGTAAAAATACAGTCTCGTTAGACGTAAATAACATAGACTTCATAGTCACAATTCTCTCTACAAACTTATATTCAAAGCCAATTGAATCATTTATTAGAGAGACTGTGAGTAATGCTTGGGATTCACACATGGAAGCAGGTGTGGATGACCCAGTTATCTTGGAGCTGTTAAAAGACCCTGAAGGAGATTTTTATTGTAGAATTCAAGATTTTGGTGTAGGGCTAAGCCCAGAGAGATTCAACACTATTTATAGGAATATTGGTAGCTCAACTAAAAGAGCTGATAATGACCAAATAGGTGGTTTTGGAATTGGAAGATTTTCAGCTCTAGCCTACTCTGATGTGGTGCATATTACCTCAGTTTATGATGGTATCAAGTATATCTACATGATGTACAAGGACGGTAACACTATCTCTATCGATTTGATGACTTCTGTTGACACTGATGAGAGAAATGGTGTTGAGGTTAAGATGCAAGTAAGAGATGGAGATTATAACAACTTTTGTAATGCAATTAAATCACAGTTAGTCTACTTTGAGAATCTATATATTGTTGCTCCATCACTATCTGTATTAGAAGATGGTGAAGATAACAATATATATAGGTATAACAGAGTGCACTGGGCTGAAATAGACAAAGAGTACAATAACTTTTCTATTCATAAGTATAAAAACTTTTGGGTAAATTCTTTAGATGGGACAGAACAGATTAATCTATTGTTAGGGAAGGTAAGATATCCTTTAAGAATCGATGCACTTGGGAAGCACTATGCACAGAAAGTTGCTGAGTATCCTATATCATTAATCTTTGAGATAGGTGACTTAGCAGTTACTCCAAATAGGGAAGAGATATTGTATAATCAAAAGAATATCGAAACTATTGAAGCAAAACTAGATTTAGCTTTAGAGGAAATTGCAGACATTGTAGCTAAGGAAAGCACAAAGAACTTTGATAAGTTGGGAGAATACATAGAGGCAATTAATGAGAAAGGTAGTGTAACACTTCTTAAAGGTATCAATGATTATGACGTAAAGTTAAAGTATGGGACCTTCAAGAAAAATTATACTCTGAATGGTGTCCACTATGATGAAAAGAACTTCAAGTTTATGGCTAAGAATTTATCTCAGAGTAACACTTCAATTTACCAAACCTATGAGCTGAATAATGGTAAAATTAGATATACAAACCATTATATAAGCATAGATTGGTTGAAGTCAAGGTTTGACAGAGCTTTCTTTGCTGATATTGGAAACTTTAATAATATCACTAAAAGGTATATTAGAGAGGTTTTCAAAGAGGAGAGTATTTTCTTAAAGTATGAGAATCCTAGAAAAGGTATCAAGAGAGCAATTGAAAAATTGAAAGAAGATGCTGAGAATCTTGCTAATAGAATCAACAAAGGATATCTGAAGCCAGAGCATGGAGGAGAGTTTGATATGAAAATATTCAAAGTTCTTGTAAATGCTACTCTACCTAACATAGGAAAAATTCCACATTTTACAATGGCAAAGGTGCCTAAAAAGTGGATTGCTGATACTAAGGCAGCTGATAAAGCTAAGCGTGGTAAAATCAAAAAAGTAGGCTTTGATTGGTCTCAGAATGTAAATGTTCATGAGCTAAGATTTGCTTATCACGGGTATGATATTACTTCTGATTCTACACCTTACAAGATGAAGGATTTACAGAAGAGGCACAAGAAGTTAACTATTTATGCAGCTAAAGGAACAGATGATGCAGAAAAGTTGAGGGACTTATTTGGGATGTTCAAAAGCCAAGTTAGACCAAACATGGTTGAAATTGCTCCATCAAAAGTAAAGTTAATCACACATATAGAAAGCTATGTAAATATAAATGATTTTATGGACACAAAACACAAACTGTTTAGAAACATTGCAACTGCTCATCATCTTAAAGCAGAGTATCCTCGTTTAAAGGATATGTATAATATCCAGAATTTAGGAGATATCTCAAGAAAGCTAAAAGGTGTAGTCGATGTACTTTATGCACATCAAGAGAAGTATGAGTATTATTTAGGTGGAGACCCTAGAAAAGCTCTAGCTGAAGAAATATATGCAGTTGCCCTAGAGAGTAATTACTTTAATGAAGAAGTTAGAGGTCTGTTTGAAAAGAACAGAAAAGACCTTGAAGCTGCCTTATTCTTGTTAGATTTTACTAATGGTAGTAGAATACCAGAAAGAAGAATCAATTTGTTGACAGATTATGTCCTAGCAAGAAAGATTTTTAGACCAAGTGTAAAAGCTGTGGTTAAAGCAAAGAAAGAAACAATTTATAAATTAATAGAAGAAGATGAAAATATCTAAGATTAATACCAGTTTGACCATTGTATTTGATGATGGTAGTTTGTTAACAACAAACAGATGTACAGATGAAATGTACGAAACCATATTGGAAAACCAGTATGATGAAGAAGTAGTTAGGAACCTGATGACTCCTAACTATCAGATAATGAAGGAAGAAATCAGAAGCAAGCAAGATATGCTTGATAACTTTGATAGGTCTGAGTATTTATCTGTAAGAGGAGCATCAATTTATGTTACCTCTATTTCCCAATTGTCTTTGCCTGAAGACCTGGCTGTTGCAATTTGGAATGCAGAAGTTGCTAAGGACCTAGAGTTATTAGCTACTTACTTAAACTTTTGGACTCTTGCCTCTATGAACCTAGACCCTGCTGCAAGACAGAACCTATTTTGGTTCCTGCACAGATATGGGATGAGTATTTCTGCTTCAGGTTTATTTGTAGCTTATAGAAATGTTAAAGTTCATTCTATGGGTAACACCAAATATAACTATGGACCAGATGTAGTGAAGTTTATTACAGATTCTTTTACAAATATCAGATTTAAGCAAAAGAAAGCTGCTAAAGATTATTACATTGGTCTTATTGAAGGTGAGCTTACTTGTACAAAAAGTGAGAATAGACGCAGTCAAATGGAAGAAGAATATGGAAATTTACAATGTCTATATGATGGTCTTTCAGATGAAGAAGCAGGACCCGTCTATACTGATGGTTACACAGGCAAATTCAGAATTAGAATTGGAGAGCCCGTAACTATGGACAGAGCTAGGTGTGATACTAACCAAAATAATACTTGTTCTCGTGGACTTCACGTAGCAGGGAAATCTTGGTTACAAAACAACTATTTTGGTGACACAGGACTTAGATGTCTTGTTAACCCAGCTGATGTTGTAGCAGTACCACCACAAGACAGCTATGGTAAGATGAGAGTTTGTGCCTATTATCCAATTGGTATTGTAGGTTTTGACGAAAATGGAAATATCATGGATGAAGATATTGAAGATGGATTTGAAGATAACTTCATTGATATCATATCTTATGCAGGAGAGAAGAGTGATAAGGAGGTTTCTGCTTACACTATTGATGTACCTGTCATCCCAGAACTTAGCAGAACTCGTATTACTGCAAGATTGGATGATATCAAATCCTTGTTAAAACTCAAGCATGAGCAGAGGAGCTAGTAATAAGAGAAAAGGTAGTAACGCAGAACGGTATTATGCTAAGGTCTTCAGAGAGGACCTTGGCTTTACCTTCTGTAAAACCTCTAGAGCATCTAATAGAATGTTAGATGATGCTGGTGTGGATTTAAACTTCCTTCCTTTTAATGTACAGATTAAAGCAGGTTACGCAAAAGGTCTTAATGAAGTAAAGACTTTAGACATTATACGTGAGCGTTTACCTTTGCTATTTCCACCTTATGATGATATACACAAGAAAGTGAATATCCTCATACACAAAAAAGATACTGGGCGTGGAAAAAAGAAGAGTATCTATGATGAGTTGGTCTTTATGAGAACTGAAAACTTTAGAAAGCTATTTCCTAAAGCAGATATCGATGTTGATGGTATGCCTGTTCAGGAAGGACAGAAAAGAGGTTGGAACTATGAAGAAGAACTATGGAGAAGTCCTGAAGGTATGATGCTTTATCTTCCTACTGCAGAAGATAGGCTACTTGTCATGACCTTCAAAACATTTAAAGAACTAGTAAAAACAACAAAATGGGAATAAGACGATGTCATTTATGTGGAGAGCCCACAGTAGACAAGTATTGCACCAATGATGAGTGTGAAGTCTATATTAGAGACGAAAAAACAAAAAACAAAAAGAGAAAACATGAGCGTAATAATAACGACGAGGAATAAAGTACAGGAATACTTTGATGCTGATGCATTAAATCAGTCCACTTTTAAATTATTAGAAAAAGGACTAGATTATATGTTAGCTACTATTGCAAAAAGAGAGAAGGATAATGAAGAAAATAAAGCTTTGCCTGACTATTTTATAATAGGTAATGCAGTAGATTTAATTCTTACTGGAGAAGATGGAGAGTTTGAAGAAGCTTTCTATGTATCAAGACTTGATAAGATGCCCTCTGATGCAGAGAAAGAGATAACTGAACATGTATTTAATAGTGTTGACCTATTTGCTGGTGTAGTTACTATGGATAATTATGGAGAACAAATACTTGAGGCATGTAATACCTTTAACTGGCAAGCTAATTGGAAAGCTGAGACTAGAGTGAATAAAATCATTGAAAAATGTGACACTTACTTTCAGGAGCTTCTAATGTCAACAGGTAAAGAGATAATCTCTACTGAGATGAATGAGAGAATTGGGAATATCGTAAACTCATTGAAGTCCCATCCAAGAACTAGTAAATATTTTGATAGAGAGGCACAAGAAGATAGGCTAGATGTAGAATTCTACTATCAGTTGCCTATATATTTCAAGTACAAAGGTCAGGATTGCAAAGCTTTGATGGACCTATGTATAGTAGGAAAAGACAGCTCAGGGAATATAGTATTTATTGACCCTATTGATGTTAAGACAATGTCAGGATACACTTTTGATTTTGCTGGTAATCTTAGAACACATCGATATGACATGCAAGCTGCATGGTATATCCAAGCTCTACAATCTCATTTTGGCGTTGAAACAGATATTATTCGTCCTTTCAAATTTGTTGTTGAATCAACTACAAATATTGGAAATCCTTTGGTATTTGAACTCAATGAAGAAACCTTAGCATTAGGAAGAGATGGTAGACCTGGAGGAATGATACAAGGCGTACTAGATGCACCACTATTTTATTCTAGACCTATTAAAGGTTTTACTGAATTGGTAGATGATTATCTCTATTATCAAAAAACAGAATTTAATCAAGATAAGATTTTGGATGAGAATCCAGGACCTATTGTTATAGATTACTTTAAAGGTATATTATGAAAGCAGAAGGACTAAGATATAATGAGGGCAAGGCTAAATGGAGTCTTGTCCCTCAATCTAGTCTTTTACCAATGGTAAGAGTACTAGAATTTGGAGCAAAAAAATATGACAGCTATAATTGGATGAAAGGGATGTCTATAACTGAGATTTGTGAAAGTCTCAAAAGGCACCTTGATGCTTTTATGGAGGGAGAAGATAATGACCCAGAAAGTGGACTACCACATCTTGGGCATATACAATGTAATGCTCTGTTTCTATCTTGGATGATGGAACACAGACCAGATTTAGATGATAGATTTAATTTTAAACAACTTTTAGAAGATGGGAACAATAATAAAGACAGCAACAATTACGGGAAAAACGTTACAGTCAGCATTTAAACGCTTACAAGATGAATGTAGAGAAGAGTATGGTGGTGACATTTATAATGGAGAGTGGAATAATTGTCAAGGGGTAAGAGAAGTATCAGCTGCAGAGTTTGATAAGTGTGATGATATGAGTAAGTACCAACCTGCAATAGCAAAATGCATCAGAAAACCGATAGTAAATACTAATAAAATAAAAACTGTTGTAACAAACTATCCTGTAACAGGCACCAGAAAATGGGTTACCAAGTATCAGGCAACTACTTATAGAAATAACTATGCAGAAATGGTTGTAGATGAGCTAACACAGGGAGCTGCTATTAAGAAAGCAAGAGCATGGGTAGAGAAATATCCTGAGGATAACTTGACTGTTCATATAGCTAAAGTTCTTGAAGGTCAGAAAACAATGGTGGCTAAGATAGACTATAAGAGTGCAAGTAATGAAAAAAATGGGACTTGGGAAATCTATGGTGCCATGTCATGTTAAATAAACAAAAACAAAATGCAGATAAAAAAAGTAGCACTAGATATTGATGATGTTTTAGCAGGGTTTTTCTCTGGTATCTCAGAACATTATGGTGTGCCAGAAATTAAATGTGACATTTGGGATGGAAAGGATGTTAATAAGTGGATAAGTGATATAATGAGGGCAGGAGAGTTAGATGATAACCCTATATTTTGGTTGGGGCTTGATAGAATATCTCACCCTAATTCAATTAACTTTGAAGTAGCAGCTTACATTACATCAAGCCCTGAATCAGCTTTAGAATGGAGAAAGATTTGGTTAGAAATTGCAGGATTTCCTATTGCCCCAGTAGTACATTGTAAGAATAAGATTGAAACAATGGAAAGACTAGGTATAGATATTCTTGTTGATGACAGTCCAAAAACTTGTAAATCTATAAATGATAATAGTGGACCTGAGATGGCAATACAATTTGTCCCATCATATATGAGTGTTATTGCTGATGAAAAATTAGCAATAACTCATTTGAGTGAGGTCAACGATTTTTTAATATAATAATAAAAATAAAAATTATGTACTTAATACAAACAAAACAACAGCAAGTAATTGAAACAATAGTGGAAGTCCCTGTAACTCTAGCAGAATATGTGGGATACCAAATCCAACAAGCCAGAGAGGCAAATGGGCTAAAGATAAAAGACCTTCTTAGAGCTCTGGATTTTGAACTTTCTATAACTTATGTTAGAAACATTGAAAAAGGATTAGATACTTTTAAGCTGAAGGATATGGAGAAAATCTGTAAAGTCTTAAATATTGAAGTAGCATCTCTTTTTCCACCAATAAGTAAAGTTACACTTTAAAACCAAAAAATAATGTTCAAAGCAAGTGAAAAACAAGAGAAGATATTTAATGTATGGAACAACACTGATAAGAACATTTTAATCAATGCAGTAGCTGGCTCAGGTAAGACAACAACCTTACTTGAGCTGCTACAATATTGTAAGTATAGAACTTTGTTTCTAGCCTTTAACAAATCTGTGCAGGAAGAAATTCAAAGCAAGATTGATGAGAAAGGACTGAGCCATGGTAAAGCACTAACAATGCATTCTTTAGGGTTGTCAGCTATTAGAGCTCACTATAAAGGAGCAAGAGTCCATATTAATAATGGGAAGAATTTTGATATACTGAAGTCTGTACAAGCAAAACATAAAACAATTTTCAGAAAAATGTCTTGGGAAGAAAAGCTAAAATTAAGCTATACTCTCATGGATATGAATGACATAGCTCGTCTATTCTTGACTGATGATATAAAAGAAATAAGAAATCATCTAGAAAGTATGGATAAAAGTTTTGTAGTTCACGAAGAAATTGTATCTTTGTGGGCTAGCTTTGTAAATCTTAGGGAAGCGAGTTATAAAGGAAAAAACATTATCGTTGACTTCAATGATATGATTTACTTAGCAGCTAGAGAAAACTTCAACATTCCAGTAGAACCTTATTATCTAATGGTAGATGAAGCTCAAGACCTCAATCTAGCACAACATAAATTAGTTAGAAATCTGATAAACCAAGGGACCATTATCAAATGGATTGCTGTTGGGGACAGAAACCAATCAATTTATGGATTTAGTGGAGCTTATTCTTCATCTTTTGACAAGTTTAAAAGCATGGGTGAAGTAGAAGAACTACCTTTAGATATCTGTTACAGATGTGCTCAAAATATCATCGATGAAACTAATGAAGTTTATGATGTGATGGAGTATGGGACAGAAGAAAAAGGTATAGTAGGAGTTATAACAGATGTAAACGAAGTAAAGCCAGACTCTATGATTATATGTAGAAATACAAGTCCAATTATTAAATTGTACTTCCAATTGTTAGGATTGGGCATACCTGCATATATTAAAGGTGAGGATATTCTCGCATCTATTACTAGATTCTTAAAGCCTTATGCCAACTACACTGTTGGTGGGACTAAAATTGAATTGGGCTACGAACTAGACAAATTACAAAAAGATAAATCAGACAAAGGAAGAATAAAACTTTATGTTTTTAAGGAGAACTATTCTAACTTCCAAGCCCTGGTGGCTAACATGAGCACAGATTATGAAGTAATCAAAGTGCTATTGGATAAGGTACAGAATCTCTTCAAAGTTAAAGATAAAGCTGCTATGCTGTGTACAATACACAAAGCCAAAGGGCTAGAAGCAGATGTAGTCTATATCTTAAATGAGAACTTAATACCCTCAAAGTTTGCTACTTCTCCTGAACAGTTGATTCAAGAGCAGAATCTTAAGTATGTAGCTCGTAGTAGAGCAAAGAAAGAATTATATTATTTAAACATATAAATATGGACAATACAGTACAATTAATACAAGAGACAAGAGAACTTTTACAGAAAGCTTGTCATAACATCGATGAATTATCAAACAGGCATGACATAAATATTTCATTAGCTGTGGGAACAGATAAGAAAACAGTTTCATTTGATTATATCACAGCAGTTGAAATAACAATGAAAGCCACAATAAATAAAGAATTATGACATATTTATTTCAAGTAATGGATGTAGGACAGTTTAACAACAGAGTCTTAGATTCACAAAGAGTAGAAGGTACACCACAATATTGTTCAGGATATGAGAAGGCTCTTAGAGACTTCTTTCCTAACAATGAAGTTGTGGCAGTAGAGATTTTGGAAGAATACACAAAAACTAAAAAATGAGTATGAATGTAATACATGAAAATGTGATGGTACAGTTACCTAAAAAAGTGGATACAGTCAATGGCGTTTATATGCCAGAAGAAGAAACTGTAAACAAATTTGAAGGTACTGTAATTAGGTTTGGGGAATCTGTTCCTGAGGCAGTGCAAATGCAACTAGCTTCAAAACCTAAAGTAAAGTATAAAGAGTATTATGATGGAAAAGACATAACAATTGATGGAATCGATTACATTGTTATGAACTTTAAGGACATATTAATAATTTTATAATGACAGAAAAAATAGTAAGTAATGAAGAATTCAGAAATGGGATTCAACGAGGAATAAATCAGTTGGCAGACCCTGTTAAGGACACTTTGGGACCAATGGGAAATACTGTTATCGTAAAAAATGCATTTGGAGCTATCAGTATTACTAAAGATGGTGTAAGTGTAGCAGAAGAGATTGAGTTTGACCCTAATACAATAGAGGCAATTGGTGCCAATCTAGTTAAGAACGTTGCTTTGAAAGCAAACAATCTAGCTGGAGATGGAACTACAACAGCTACTGTATTGGCACAAGCCATTTATAATGTTGGACGCAAACAGTTAGACTTAGGTGTAAATGCAGGTGATTTCAACACAGGTTTAAAGATTGCCAGGATAGATATTCTTAAATATCTTGAAGGTATGAAGAAAATGGTTACACCTGAAAGCCCTGAGCTTAAGTCAGTAGCTTTAATCTCTTCAAATGGAGAGGAAGATATTGCAGAGACTATTACAAAAATCTACAAAAAGCTTGGAGTTCATGGAGTTATCTCTGTGACACAGGGTAGTGGTATGGAAACTACAATGAATATGATTACAGGTATGCAGTTTGACAGAGGGTATTTGTCACCTTATTGTGTGACAGACACAATCAAAATGAAGGTTGACTTTGAAAATCCTTATGTTTTTCTTTATGATGGTAAGATATCTCAGTTCAAACAGATTTATGAAGCTGTGGAATATGCTGGTCAAAAAAATAGACCAATTATATTTGTGGCAGAAGATGTAAATGAAAGTGCTCTTCGTGGCTTAGCAGCTAATCATATCCGTGGAAATGTAAGGTCTGCTATTGTTATGGCACCTGGTTATGGAAACAAGAGAGTTGAAAGACTTCGTGATATGGCTATCCTTTTTGGTGGTGAACTAGTAACAAAGGAGATGGTGATTGAAGATGGACAGGACCAATTTAACCCAATGTGGTTAGGTGAGATGGAGAAAGCTGAGATAACTAGCACAGATACTGCCTTTATTGGTGGTACAGGAAAAGAAGAGGATATTCTTAAGAGAGCTCAGCACATCCAAGACCAATTAGTACATCATAAAGGTAACAAGTATGAAGTTGATATACTTGAAACAAGACTTGGTAAGCTAACTAGTGGAGTGGCTATGGTGAAAGTTGGAGCCAACTCTTCTGAGGAAGCAAAAGAGTTACTTGATAGAGTAGAAGATTGTAAACATGCTGTTAAAGCTGCACTAGCTGAAGGAATAGTTCCAGGTGGTGGTACAGCTCTAGTAGAAGCTGCAATGAAATTTGAAGCAAAGGTCTTTAAAGACACTATTAAACCTGGTGTAAAAGCTGGATACCAAGCATTGTGTGAAGCAGTAAAAGCTCCATACAATCAAATTTTGATAAATGCTGGTTTGATACCTGAAGTTATTCAACTTGAGTGTGAAATCAGACCTTCTGGGACAGGCTACAATGTCAGAACAGAAAATTATGTTCCTTCATTAATTGAGGATGGGGTTATAGACCCAGTTAAAGTAGTGCGAATTGCTTTAGAGAGTTCAGTGTCCATAGTTGGCACCTTATTAACTAGTAACTATGCAATCATAAATAAAGATGATGTTACTACAACTCAATTCCAATAATGAATGAAACACAAAAAATTTTATCAGATGTAGTAGTCTACACAAAATACGCCAAGTACAGAGAAGACCTTGAAAGAAGGGAAACTTGGGAAGAAATCGTTGACAGGTATCTCAACATGATGACACAAAGATACCCAATGCTTGCTGAGGAAATACAAGCTAATGGAAGGTATATCCATGCAAAGAATGTGCTCCCTTCAATGAGAGCATTACAATTTGCTGGTCCTGCTATGGCTAAGAATGAAGCTCGTGGTTACAATTGTGCTTACATGCCTATGGATGATTATAGAGCTTTCAGTGAATTAATGTTTCTATTACTTGGTGGAACAGGAGCAGGTTACTCTGTTCAGTTCCACCATGTTGAGAAACTACCAGAGGTGCATAAACCTACAAAACAAGCTAAGTTTCTCATAGGTGATTCTATTGAAGGATGGGCAGATGCTGTCAAAGCATTAATGAAATCCTACTTTGGTATTACTAAGGTAAAGCCTAGGTTTGACTATTCTGATATTAGAGATAAAGGTGCAATGCTTGTCACTGCTGGTGGTAAAGCTCCTGGACCTGAGCCTCTTAGAATAGCCTTAACCAAAATCGAAGCCTTATTAAATGACAAACATAATGGAGATAAGCTAAGACCTTTTGAGGTACATCGAATTTCTTGCTTTATTGCTGATGCAGTATTAGCAGGTGGAATTCGTAGAGCTGCACTCATTGCTTTATTTTCTATGGATGATAAAGAGATGGTAACAGCTAAGTATGGACAATGGTGGGAACTGTATCCAGAGCTTGGAAGAGCTAACAACTCTGCAGTCATCTTAAGAAACAGGGTTAAGAAGCCTGAATTTGATGCTTTTTGGAAAATGATTGTTGATTCTAACTCAGGTGAACCAGGTATTTACTTTACCAATGACCCTGAATATGGAACCAACCCATGCTGTGAGATATCTTTGAGACCTTTTACTTTCTGTAATTTAACAGAGATTAATGCTGGGACTCTTGAAGGACAGGAAGACTTAGACGACAGAGCTAGGGTTGCAGCATTCTTTGGGACCCTTCAGGCAGGCATCACTGATTTTCATTATTTAAGAAACATTTGGAAGACAAATACAGAGAAAGATGCATTGATAGGTATTGGGCAAACAGGTATAGGTGATGGTAACCTTGAAGGGTTAGATAAAGAGCAAGCTGTTGAAGTAGGAATGAAAGAGAATCATAGGGTAGCACAAATCATAGATATTAGGTCAGCTGCTAGGACAACTACTATCAAACCTGCAGGAACAACATCCTGTGTAGTTGGAACAGCATCTGGGTGTCATGCATGGCATGCACCTAAGTACATCAGAAACATACAATGTAGAGTTGGAGATGATTTATTCAACTTCTTTACACAGTATCACCCTGAGCTAATCACCGTGATGGAGTATGATGTCAACAGTGCTGTAATTGGAATTCCTCAAAATGCACCAGACAATGCTATAATGAGAGATGAAGAGTCTGCATTGGATTTCCTATGGAGAATCAAAGAACTTAATGTTAATTGGGTTCACCCTGGGCACAGAAGAGGACCAAACACTAATAATGTATCAGCAACAGTTTCTGTTAAACCTGAAGAGTGGCATGATGTGGGTGAATGGATGTGGAATAATAGACACACTTTTAATGGTCTGTCAGTCCTACCTTTTGATGGAGGAACATATAAAAATGCTCCTTTTGAAGAGGTAAGTGATGAAGTTTTTGAACGCAAGTTAAAGTACATACAGGATAATCCTATTGACTTAACATTAATCAAAGAACTTCATGACAATACAACTGTCTCAGATACAGTTGCTTGTGCAGGAGGTTCTTGTGAAATAATTTAACTATGGCAGAATGGAGTTTAATCAGAAAGATTAAAAGTCTTAATCTAAGCGAAAAGTGTTTTGAATGGGATGAATTGCCAGAGAACAAGGACGCTGAAGAGCAAGTGTCTCATTTTATGGGATACTTGAATAAACAGAATATTGAGATATATGAAGTTAGAGGTCATCAATTTATGACTGAAAATGGAATATACACAATAGCTAATAAAGAAGAAATTGAATATGGAGAATAACACAATTAAATTTGTAGTCGAAGATGGAGGAACTGGACCTATTTATGGGTCAGCTCTAGCCTCAGGATTGGATGTGACAGCACATAAGATACTGAAGGTCTTTAGAGGTGATAGAGAAATTGACCCTGAAAACCTAAAGAAAGTACAGGAAGGTTTCAATGAAAGAGGTTATATTAAACTTAGGTCACTTGAAAGAATATTATTTGGAACAGGACTTTATCCTGCGTTACCAGAGAATATGGAACTACAAGTGAGAGCTAGGAGTGGTATGGCTTTGAAGAGAGGCTTATCTGTCCTTAATGGTCCAGGTACCATAGATGCTGACTACACAGGAGAAATAGGAATTATATTATACAATTCTACACCTTTCTTAAATAAAGTAGAAAAAGATGAAAGGATTGCACAATTAGTTCCTGCAATAGTTACTAGACCTGATATAGAACTTATTAGGGAAAATGGTCCAATTGACCAACAGAGAATATGGATATCAGGACATGACCCTTATAAGGATGATAGAGGAGAAGATGGCTTTGGTAGTACAGGTACATAATAATAAAAAGAGTTTTGAATATTTACGAATACACAATATAAAATGGGAAAATTTTATAGAGCAAATCAAGATTTGAGCACATTTTTGCAAGAATTGGGTCTTACTTTTCATGACAGAGAAGAGCATGGTGTCAGTTATTTTACTGACCACAGCACTGGGAAACAAGTTCTAGTAAATTCAAAGAGAAACTACATTAAGTTTCTTGATAATGCAGGGAGATTGATTGGATTGTCAAATAGTTATACTGACAATCAAATAGAGAAGTTTTTAAAATAGTGATAGGGAGGTTTAACAGCCTCCCTTATTACACAAAACAACAACAAGATGAAAAGATACTTAAAATCAGCACAGTTTAGAGGAATACTCACTACTGTTGCCTTATTAGTTGGAGCATATCTAACTATTGCAGAAGATATGTCTACATCAACGTTTTTCATGGGGATGGCATTTTTTTCAATCCTCCACATTAAACGATACATCTAGAAATTATGGAAGAAGAAAGACCTAGGTTACTTTCAAAAACACTTTGGCATATTGGTTTAGTTATAGCTTTACTTTTGATGACATACTTGTATTTGAATGAAAGAAATATTAGAATTGAACAGGAGACCCTGATTGAAGCTAGTATGTCTGAGATAGAAGTTTGGAGAGGTAAGAATGGAGAAAGTATTGCAAAGATTCAAGTACTTGAAACTAGCAATAAAAAAGCATTCTTAAACCTGCAAACAAAAGACAGTACTATCCTGGATTTACAGGAGTTAGTAAGAATCAATAGGAAGCTGTTTAACGACGCTAAAGCAGCAGCTGCGATAATCAAGTCACAGACAACAATTGATACTACCACAGCTACTGTGGTGACCATAGACAGCGTCTCAAACACTCCTATCTATACTGCAAATATAAAGAACAAGTGGTATGAAGCAAATACCGTTGCAACAAAAGATTCTACAACAATCAAACTTACAACAGTGCATAATTTAAGCTTAGTAATAGGGACAGAATCTCAAGGTCTATTTAAGAAGAGAAAGACTGTTGCCATTGTACAAGATGACAACCCTTACTCTGAAATAAAAGATATGAGAGTTTACAATGTAACACAAAGCAAGAAACGCTTTGTTGTTGGACCTTATATTGGGATGGGAATCACTGGAACAAGCATAAATTGGTCAGTAGGACTAGGTGTAACATATAAATTAATTGAATTTTAAAATAGAAAACAAGCTAAATGAAGAAGATTGACAATACCTTAATAAAGATTAAAGATGAAGTAGCTCTCTTGCTACGGGGAATGTATCCAGAATTATTGGAAGCAATAGAATACCACAAGCAAGAACACTTTCAGGAATGGTTTGCCTTCCTGTTTGAAGCAGATAAATGGCAAGCAAGTACTGATTTAATAAATATCAGAGATATTCAAACATCAGCCACAAAGAGTATGGCAGCTAACAGAGAATTAGAAACCTATCAAGGTTTGCCTGATTTAGGATATATGTCAGTGGTTTTAATAGATGGGAAATATCACCTCATTGATGGATATCACAGAGTTTTATTGGCAAGAGAGCGTGGATTTGATGCTCTAAAGTGTGTAATTTGGAAAAAAGAACTAAATATGCACCAAAATTGCCAAAAGATAAAACAATTAATAATTAACAATTTATGAATTTCGAGGAATTAGAAAGAGGAATACAGGTTCTTGAGAACACGCTTAAAAAACAAACTTATGATAGACCAAATACACCAGAAGGACTTCTAGATGCAAGAGTATATCTGAGGGAAGGTAGAATGTGGACTCGTCAATATCTGGAAATTTTTAATGATGGAGTTGAAGTACAGTATAACCCTATTGTAGATGTTTTAACAAAAGATAATGACAGTACTCAGGATATGATAAATTACCTAGAAAAGCAAATCCAAATATTTGTGGAATTTGTCACTGACGAAGAAGAGATGCGAAGATGTGCAGAGGTTTATTCACCACAAGGTAATGTACACACAAGTATGTGTTTATTTAACATATACAGCAAAATAACAGAGGCAATTATGTGGTTGAAGATATCACAGTAGTTAGCTTTTTATCATTTTCATAGGGTAGCTTAACAGACATGTTAGGCTACCCTATTTTTTTCTCATACCACTAGTTTCCATACCCATCATCATAATAGTCCTTCCATTTCCATCTTTTATTGATATCAGGGAAACCATCATCATACATGTCTTCGTCTCTAACAACAGGAAACATCTTTGATAGCTCTCGTGATATCTGAAGATTTCTTTGTTTCTCAGTCAGATTAGACCACAAGCTGGATTCTTCCAAAGCTTTCTTATGTTTTTCTCTAGCTTCAAGTCTAGCACTATTTATTTTTTCAATTTTAGGTCTCTTGAGTTGGTCAATCCAGTTTTGAGTATTATAATCTCTCTTAGATTTTGACCCAAATCCCATTGACATCCCATCTTTCATAGCTGCAGGAGTATAGTATTTAAAGAGGTGAGTCCAGAATCTGTTTTTACCCTTGTTTTCCCCACTCTTTAACTCTGCATTACCTTGTGCTATACTTTCAAGGTCATTTGCCATAATACCTAGCTTTTTAGCTCCAAATACATCTCCCTCTCTAACTAGACCATTTATATTGAATAGCATGTTTGCATCTTGTATGAATCCAGAGAACATATTTTCTAAGGTATAATATAGAGCAGTATCTGGGTCAGCAGCCATTCTTGACCAAAACAAATCTCCTCTTGCAACTCTTTCTTTATGCTCCTTCTCTTCATCTTCCCCTGGGTAAAGGGCTAACATAACTAAAGCTCTCATTGCAAGAAACTTTAAAGTGGAAGCAACTGAAGTTGTCAAGAAATATAAATCATCTTCAATTTGTCTAATTTCTTTGTCTGTAACTTCAGTCCCATCTAATTCGTTGAGACCTCTGACATCCATTATTCTTTTTATTTTGTCACTATTTATGTATTGTTTCTTTGTAAATGGACTTATAATCATAGATAAAGCTGTGGCAGAAGCTGCCATAGAAAGTCTAGCACTTGCAACCATTTGTCTTTTTACAAAACCTTTTCTTTTATACCACGTAACTTGGGTATTCTTTAAATGCATCCCTGCTTCAGTGGCTTTTATCTTATCAGCTTTTAATTTTGCTTTATAAACTCTTCTCCCTACACTTGCACCATAAAGTGAAAGTCCAATAATTCCACCAATGGGACCAAGGAGAGTCCCTGAAGCTAACATAACTGTCCCACCTTTCATTGCAGTTGCAATTGTAGCTAAATCTCCTGACTTATTTTCTCCTAGTCTTTGATACATACTAAGTTTCTTCTTAACTGTTGCAACAGACCATCTTTTAAATAGCATTGCCAAAGCAGTTAGCATATTCTTTTCAAATAAGTATGTACTAGTTTCACGGTAATCACCATTTATAAAGGCAATATTTCTAGGTATTGTACCAGCATCTCCAAAGAGATTGGAGTATTCTTGTGAATTATTAAGAAGGTATGTATCAATATTTTCTTTAGACTTAAACCCTTCAGCTAATTCTAGTGCACCATCAACTTCTGTAAAAGCAGGAAAACTTCTTGTTTTTCTATCCCACATCTTTACAGTTATAGGATTGCCATTGGCATCTACACCTTGTATATCTATCTCAGATAACATAGCAAGAATTTGAGGTCTCTGAATTGTTTTCTCAACCTCACTCACTAAGTTCATTGGATTTTCTAATATCGCCAACAAAGCATTCTTTGCTTTTGATTTTTCCAGCTTAAATATCTCATTGGAACTATTTTGGAATACCTCTAATCTCTGTAATAATAGGTCTCCTATTTTAATTTGTCGTTTTGTTTCTAAATTGCCACCATATTCTTTCCACTTTCTTGAGAAAGATTTAGAGTCATGGTAAGCACCTGCTGACCAAAAGCCTTCTCTCCCATCTACTTCCCAAGCATTAACATCTGCAATAACTTTGTTTGTAGCCTGTGCTCCAAAGTTAACTGAGAATGCTACAACTCTTGTAGACTTAATAAGTATTGCTTCAACCACAGAGCCTCCAGTAAGTACTCTACCACCAGACTCTAAAAACTCTTCAAAAGCAGCAATCTCTCTTTGTATGTCTGCTCTAATCATATCATCAGTCTCTGTCTTAAGTCTTTCTTGAAGAGCTTTAATAGATGCCTTTGATTCAGTTCTAATATCTTTCTCATGTTCAGAAAACCATCTTGCTCTTCCTTCAACAGGAGGGACATTAAGCCAACCCCAGTGCTGTCTATTATTAATACCATAGAATTCTTTGTTGATGAAGAAATCTGTTATCTTTTTAAATGCAGCTCTATCTTTTACCTTTTGTAGCTGATTTCTTAAGAAGAGAACTTCAGCTTCAACTTCTCTTTTTGCTTTAAATACCTCAGTCATTCTAGTGGCAGTCAGGATGTTATCCATTAAGTCAGGGTTTTGTCTCTCTAATATCTGAGCTTTTGCCTCTTGCATAACTGCCTCTTTTGTCTTTTTATCAGGCTTATTATACTGTGCAATTTTTGACTTATATAACTGTTTTATCTGCTTATCAACTAAGTTTCTACTACCACTAACTTGATTGGATTGATTATCAATGTTTTCATCCATTTCCCTCTCTGCTGTCACATTCTTATGTAAATGACTTAAGACTTTCCTTCCCATCAACTTAAGCTTACTCAGAGGCATTTGCTTTAATTTCTTTTGCATAGCTGCTAAACTGTACTCATTCAAATCATTAGGTGAATTATTAAATCCATTTTGATTATTGAACTCTACAAGGTCAGCCATAATTCCCCAAGCCTTGTTTAGTACTGGGTTATTTTCAATTTCTTTGAAGTCTTGGTCAAAGTAACTTTCATGCTTGGGAGAGTATGAAATAAATTCCATATCAGCAGGAGTATTAGTAAATTTCTTTTCTCCATTGACAGTATAGTGCTTGTTAATCTGGTTGCTTCCTGTATCTTTGTAGGTCTTAGCAAATATGAATGGATTTTTTGAGTATGAATAATGTAAATCTCTATTTACATGGGTCTCCTCATTCCACGGTATTTTGGGGTTATTTTTTGCTTGTTCTCGTCTCTCTAACAATCTAGCTTCTTGTTGTTCTAGAAAGATATCATAAGAGAATATCTTTTGCATTGCATCATCTTTTAGCTTATCATATTCCCTTTGTCCTATCTTAGCTACTAACTTATCTCGATAAGCTTCTGCTTCTTTTATGTCACCAAAGAATTCTTTATGGTGTTGTAATGTATCATCTTCTATGATTTCAGGAACCAGAGTAACATCAAAAAAATCAACGTTAGCATCTAACTTTTGAAAAGTCTTTTTGATAAGCTCTACCTCATCAGAAGTTTTCTTTGGGTCATAGAGAATATTTTGTGTTATTCTCTCATTCTCTGTTTTCATCTTATTCTGGAATGCTACCCAGGCAGAAGAGAATTTACCAATCAATTGATGTGCACTTGTATTTTTTCTTAAAAATATATTTTGATTAGCAACCTTTCTAAACATCCTTCCTGTGCTGTGCCCTAATTTAATGAGTTCAGCTTTAACCTCATCTTTAATATCATCAAGGGCTTTTCTCTTGTCCTTCATATTACTTTGGGTTAGAGCATCTGCATAAGTCTTATAGATTGCAGAAACAATAATATTTTTCTTCTCTTGCTCATCCATTCCTGTAACATATTGAAGACCCATAGCCATTTCTCTATTGGATTCAAATTGTTCTTTATAATGAGCCTCTACTGCATCATCTAAATCTAATTCATCCCAGTTGTTTGCACCTTTAGTATTCTTTAAGTAGTTCCTAATTAGCTCTCTAGTCATTCTTTCTTGAGCTATATTTTGCTTTTGTCTCAGTAAGTTAATCTCATCAATAGTCTCTTTGAGCTGCTCAAAAATTATTGGGTTGTCTTCTTCAATAGTGTCAATGTCATCCATAAGGAATCCATTTCCTTCAGACCCTGACTTTTTTGTTATATTCTCTAGTACCTCAATGTAAGTTCCAATAGCCTGAATGTTATCAATAGTAGGATTCTTTAGTAATGCCTTAACATTTCTTACATCTCTAGCAACACTATTAAGATAAACTTCTAAGCTCTCATCAGCTGTCCTAAGATGTTTTATATCTTGTGCTAACTTTTTGATAGTATTATTTAAGTATTCAACCTGTCTTAATTGTTGCTTATCACGTTTCTTATTCTTAATCAAGTTACGCTGAGCCTCTAGTTTGGCTTTGAGAATTATTTTGTTGTTCAAGACATTGGAATAATTAAATTTGTTGTAGGTCTTCATACCTGAAGGCAACATGTCTAGAGTTGCATAGTTTTGCCCTGCTTCAAGCTCAGCCATTCTTTCTTCCATCTCATATTTTTCATCATCAGTAATCTTATTCTCTATTGCTTCAGCAAGCATAGCTTTGTCTGCTATAACTACTGGTGTAGTGCCTAGAGCTTTAGGCACCTGTATTACTCTTGCTCCATAGAAATGTCTATCATTCATTATGGGTGCTAGTCTTTTAGCTTCCTTAAGAGATTTATTTGAAAGTAGTGCAATGACTTCTTCAGACTTTTTGTTGACTAAGTCAGTTACCTCTTTCAATTGTATATCACATCTTGCCATATTTAATTACATTTATTTTTAGTTCTAATCATTACAGGTAACATAGAGATTGAATTCTCATCAGCTATGTCATTGCTTGGGTCTCCTGTATTTTCTGTTGTGTTGTCTTTAGTTGGGTCACCTAAGTTATCTGGAGTTTGGTCCCATCCTTGATAGAAACTTTCATCAAAGTCAGGTTCTTGTTGGTTAAATTTCTCGACTAGGTGAGCTGTTTCATCATGGGCTAAATCAGGTTCTTTTTGAGCTTCAACTTTTTCTGCAATTTCTGCTAATCTTCCTCTGTTTGCTGCTTCTACTACGCCCATACTTCTTTGAATTGCTTGCAAAGCTACGCTATTTTCTGGAATTCCCTGCATTTTACCTATTCTTTTTATGAAATTAGTAATGAGAGAACCAAATTTTTGCATAATAGTCTGTCCACTTTCAAGGTAAGACATCGATTTAGCTTTCTTGATGAACTCTTGATTGTTACCTAAACTAGTAGCTATGAATTCATGTAGATTTGTAGCAGGGTAGAAAGTATCAAGCTCCATCTGTGTGAAGACACCATCCCAAGGTATATTCTGTTTTGCTGCCTCTTTGTACTTAATTAATTTCTCTTGGAATTTTTCCCACTCCACAGGATTATCAGCTATAATTTGCTTCTTGTATTCTGTCAATACATTATTCAATCCTACCAATTCTGCAGGTGCTCCTGACTTAAGCTCTCCAAACTCATCTAAATGCTGATTTACAAGTTTCTGAGTTATGACATGTGCTACTTCATGGATAAAAGTTGGAGCAAGTATATTTCTGTTGGGTATGTTATCAGGGTTCAGAGTTAAGTGCCCATTTATAACTCTACCAGCAACATCTGCCTTAGTATAGGTAAACACTTGGTCATCTGTTACGAATTGTTTTAAGTACTTAGCAATTTCTCTTACATTACCATATTCTCCATACTCTCCATTCTCAATGGCATCTAAGAAAGAAACTATTGTACTACCATCAGCAGGAATTTCACCCATTTTTTCATCTGATATGGTCTCCATTTCTAAAGCATCAATATCTCGTATTGGAGCTACCTTTTCATTAACCACACTTGACAATTCTTCTAGACCAAATTCATATTCAGTCATTCCTGTATCACCTAAGACACTGATTTCTCTGTATAGTTTTGATGATGCACTGTCCTCTACTATAATTTTTTCATATAATTTCCACTTGTCTGACTTCAACTTGCTTTTTGTTTGTTGTCTTACAGCAAGGTATTGCCCACCAGCTTTTTCTAAAGTCTCATAGAGTACTGTGCCATCCTCTAACTTTATCTCTTTCATTTTACTCTGTGGCACCTTGTCAGGATTATTCTGGAAATATTGTCTTTCAAACTGTTCTAATTCCATTGGTAATGGAACTTCATTATGGAAAGAATTGAATTTTCTCATGTTCTCACTAATAGTTGATGTCACACCTCTCTTATTTGTCCTTGTCATATCATCAAGATACTCAATAGGTAAGAACTTGTGGAACTGAACTGCTCCTTGTACAACACCTCCAGTAGCATAAGAATATGCAATCAATTCTTGAGCTAGAATTCTAGTAGAATAGTACTCAGATTTTCCATTTCTCATAACCCGTGGTAAAGTCTTATCTTCAGCTATCAGCTCCTTAAAGGAAGCATAGATAGCTTCTTGATTAGCTTCAAATGATTCATTATTATTGAAGGTCAATAAAGATGGCTTACCATTTTCACCTTTGACTGTTTTAAGTAAGTTTAGGAACAAATTGGTTTGTACTGCTTGAATACCATCTGCATGTTCTGTACTTTTAGAAGTCATCATGTTACCAATATAACTACTCAAGGATTGGTTACCTTCTCTATCTGTCATCAATTCTCTTCTAACTTCACTTGCACTCTTACCAAAGATACCTAATTGTTTTGCTGAGGTTAAGTATTTTTTAACCTCTTGAAATACTTTCTCTTTTGCATCAATAAGAGTATTGATGTTATCTACATTAACATTACTCTTTGCAATTAAGTCATCCATCATATTATTTAAAGCAACATTCTTTGCAGGGAATACATTTGTAAACAGTGCTTCACTTAATCCTAAAGCAGTACCTACCATAACACCCTGGTTAGTTGTTGGCTCTAATATGAGACCATCACCTAAAGGTATTTGATTTGGGTCTGTTGATTGACGAACTACTCTACCTATTAGCTTTTCAGCTCCAAGCATTCCTCTATTCTGTGCAGAATAGAAGTATTTTCTAAATTCTTTAGCTCTTGTTGTAGACTCCCACATAGATTTTCCTAAGTTCTGTAAGTCAACATGTGACATCATCTCTCTCTGTTTCTCTGATTGGTTTATCAAATCAACATACAAAGCTAATATCTGTAACTGAGATGTTTTATTCTCTGCTCCATTAAGTTCTATTTGGTCAGCTAAGAATTTAGAAGTGAATTTAGTGTTATCCTGGTCACTTAGAGGAATTCTCTTCTCTCCATCTTGTGCCCATCTTACAACTTTTCCATCAAAAAATTCTTGGTCTTGTTCTCCATATTTTTTAAGCATTGCAAGTTGAGCCTCTTTTTTAGCATCTGCACTAAAGTCAGTTGTTTGAGACCCTTTCTTAGCAATAAGCTCAAAGTATTCTCTTATGATTGGCTGTGAGTGTAACAAGTAAGGTAAAGAGTGCTCTAAATAATACACTGAATTTCCATCTATCTCTGCCTTTCTGTGGAAAGGTGCTCCTTCTATATATTCATCCTTAGTAATTCTAGTGTACTCAAGGTCAAAGCCTAGCATGGATAATAAACTATCAACTCCAATAGCACTTCTATAATTTAGTCCTGTTCTACCTAATATTTGTGCTTTCTCATTATCTGTTGCAGTATTTGCTCTCTCATCTAAGATTGTAGATATACGTCTTGTAAACCCGTCAAATTCTTTTCCTTTAGATTTAATGCTATCTGTTCGTCCTAGAACTCCTTCACTATGCAAGTTTCCAATTGTTACTTTCTTCACATGCTCTTTTCCAAATCTGTCTGTTGTACCCAATCTAATTAGACTACCATCTGCACTTGCTTGTTGAACCAAACTATGTAGTGTAAGTCCTTTTGCATAGATACCAATAGCAACTTGACCAGTAGAACCAGCATTAAGTTTCATTTGTTGGTACCTTGGTGATAAAATATTAAATGAGTTTCCTGACCCTATTTGAAGAGCTTGGATTTCATCAGCTTGTTGTTCAGCTGTTGCCATTGATAATACTTTCTGTATCTGCTTCTGAGCCTGAGGATTTGAATACACTGAATTGTGTATCTCAATAAACTTGTTCTCAAGTAATTTCAAATCAAAATCTTTTCTAAGTTCTGATTTTTGGAAATCAATCTCATCAAGTATCTCTTTCTCTGTTCTGGCTCCAGTCTCTTGGACTAGAGCTAGTGTTGCCATCAAAGCATTATTTGGTTTCTCCACTGTTGGAGCTGCAGAAACTATAATCTTCCCTAGTCCATCCTTCTTAATCTCATCTCTCAGTGTGTTCAACAGGAATTCTTTCTCCTGTACAAAAGCCTCTCTGGTTTCTTCTGTCAATAAATGAATGCTACCTTCTGAATAGTTTTCAGTATTTGTAGCCATCACAATATGATTATACTGATAAGCTGTTAAGCTATCAATATCAAAATCTTGTCCCATCTGAGCAATAAAGCCTTTAGGTGTAACAATTAAGTCACCACTTTCTGGAGGTAAGAAACCTACAACTTCAATAGATGACCCAAGTCCATGTGAGGATGTTGGAATTCTGAAAGTAAACTGCTCTAACAATTTCTTATCAACCATGTGCTCTTTTACCCTAACAACTCCATCAGAACCTCTTTTTAAGTAAACACCATCACCTTTATCATTATCAAACTCTTCAAATAGGTCAATAAGTTTACCACCTAATTTGAATTTAGATGGAAGTAGGACCTGTGCTTTCTGCATCTCTCCTTCTATTATCTTACCACTTTGAAGTACATCACCATTGAAATTACCTAAATGGACAATTCTACTCTTGTCAATACCTTCCATATTCTCTTGAACCTGAAAACCTGCTTCAGACCCAGTAACGAACTTGTTTCCTGGTATTTTTTGCTTAAAGATTTTATTGTTAATCATAGCATTAAGCATCGATTCATACTTATTACTATTCCCTGTCAACCATAATGGTAGCTTGAAAGTCTTACCACTTGCTCCATCAACTAAGTCTAAGATTTTTAAATCCTGCTTAGAAAATCCTCTGCTTTTAGCCTCTTTCTTAAGAAGAGCCTCTAGCTTCTGCATAGTCTTAACTGGGTCCTTAGTCTCCATGTTCTCATCATAGCCTAGACTTCTAAGGAATTTATCCTTCTTCATACCTACCATTTCTGCAAAAACAGAATGGAATTCAGCTTGAAGTTGTTTTCCTGTCACTGGCTTACCTTGGTACATGAAACCGTCCATCTCCATTATACCATCACCCATAAGCAATTTAAAGATTTGAGTACCCATAGATACTTTATCATCTTGAATTTCTTTTGATTTGAATGGTACATCCTGCTGTATTTTGAAATGCTCTCTGTTCAATGTCAAAGTATTTTGAGGTAGGATTGGTTGGTCAAAACTTTTAATTCTGTTTTCACTTACCATACCACCTACTTTTACTGCAGAATGATAGGCAGCTCTTACTGTTTTACCAGTAGATGCTTCAACCTCTTCCATATTCACTCTTAATTTATCTAATTCTCTACCTTTTGTAAGCTGAGGAATTAAGGGAAAAGAACTGGACTTAATGTACATCATCCTATTAATATCATTATCTGCATCGAATTGTGTTCCTGTGTAGACTGGTTTGATAGGTTGCATGACAATGTCCAGTTGTTCTTTGGTTAAGTCTTCCCCTTTTTTTATCTTGTCTTTTATCTCTGTCATTAACTTTTGAGATATACGACCTTGTTTGTCCATCACATGTAGGTGTTCTTCTAAGGTAGTATACTCTTGAGCATCTGTACTTTCTATGTCTATAAATTCTGCTATTCTAGGGAATTCAGCTTCCAGCTGTTTAACATAATCTCTAGTTCCCTTTTTTGTTAGCTCTACTGCTTCTCTAACAGACACACCATCACTCAGCTGGATGTCACCTGCTTTCTCTCCATAATGCATCTCTATGATGTCCAGCAAGTTTTCTGTTGGACCATTCATATCATCTAAAAAGACTTGGATGTATTTATTGTCATGAGAATCTGCTAGGACAGAACCTGGAGCAATCATTGCTGCCATTCTTTTCCCTAAGTTTATAGCTAATCTTTGAGACATTTTCTCTTGTGCTACTGAATCATTCAACTCAGCAACCTCATCAGAACGATGTTTCTTATAGTATAAAGCTGGGTCCCCTGTCATCATTTGCATGTAATTCATATTTGTTAGCATAGAGTTTAATGTAAAGTCTAACTCTGCTACTAACATATTTTCTAGAACAGTTCCTTCTCTCTTAGCTAAATAGTCAGCGTTATTAAACTGGTCTTTCTTTTTAGCAAACTCAGAAATGTCTTTTACATTATCTTTAGCCTCTCTAACTACATTCTGTTCAAGAACTTTGGTAGACTTGCCTTTGAATTCTTTCTCAATCTCTGTTAAAGTTGTTTCTACATTACCTCCATTTTTATCAAGCTCAGCTACTATTGCTTCAACAAAAGTTAACCCATTTGCATCTGTCAGAGTGTTTAATTCTGATAGGATGTTAAATCTTGTGGCTCCTGCATCATAACTATCAATAGTTGATTTATTACCATTGTTGATATAATTCACTATTCTACGCAATTCAGGCATCACTAATTGCTTGTAAAGGAGATTGTTAAGCTCTTCTGTAAAAGTAACTTCTCCATCTTCTATCTTAAATGCTTTACCAGATTGCTTGTAGAAATCAAAGACTGCTGTCTTCAATAACATCATTCTTCCCTTGTCTGAATTAGTCAAGGTATTCATGTGTGCCATTCTTATATCAAAATCTTGTCCTTCAACTGTTCTTTCTGAACCTTGCTTTCTATCTTGGAATAAAGCTCGTTGAGTAAATCTATAATCTACTCCACTTAATTCATCGATACCTGCTTGTAATGGGCTTTGTTTGTACAACTCTTTAAGAGCCATCAAATCTATTAGTCCATGTTGGAATTGCTCAGCAAAAACAGGGTCATTTGTAAGTAAGTCTAAAAGGAATGAGTCTTGAGAGAAGCTTAAGTTCTGAAGCTTTGCTATCTCTGCTTTGTCTCCTTTAGCACTGTTCTTTAATTTCTTGAATTGCTCATAGAAATATGTAAACTGTTCCATTTCAGTCACAGACTTACCAGCAACATACCTAGAAGTACCACCATAAGTTGGATTGTATTTAGCCTCTAGTTCACTGAGCTGATTAAGAATTGTTGACATTTGTTTGAAAGGGTGATTGTCTGTTGCTTCATAGAATTCAATATCACCTTTCTTGCTTTCATTCAGCAATGCATACTTAACTAGGTTAGTAAATAAGAAACCAGTTCTGTTTGAGCTACTTTCTGGAGTTAATCCACTAAATAGGTCCTTGAACTCAGCAACTTTTAATTTTCCACCACCTTCAGATACATTTAATTCATTTGCTCTAAGAGCATCCCATGTTCCTTGTGATAATTCAATACCAAATTTAGATAAGAAGTTTTGTAGTACCTCATCTGATTGAGCTTCTACACCTTCTTCTTGCCATCTATTCCATTCTTCTATTACTACTCCAAGTGCTCCTTTATCTATTAGACCTTCATTATTAATAGGTGACCTCTTGAAGTTTTCTCTCCATTTTTCTTGAATTTGTCTCTTTGCTTCATTTGCATTACTATCCAGGACTCTACTATCAATAGCTTTGTTCTTCATAGACAATGCTGCAAACTTTGCATATACTTTTTGCTGGTATGTATTGTAGACAAACTGATTCTGTGTTTGTTTATCAGAAGCTTCCAGAGCTTCAATAAGAGGTGTCATCCAAGGTGTGGAATCTTTTCTCTTCTTCAGAATCTCCATCATTTGTTCAAAGTTAGGCTCTAAGGTTGTATCAGCAGACAAAGCTAAAGTAACTGTGTCATACATCCTTTTGAATCCAGGGAATGTTTCAAGTCCCATAAATCCTGTTTGTCCATCAGAAACTTGAGCAAAGATTCTTTTCAATGCAGTTCCTACTTTATCAATAGATTTAACTTCTCCTGCACCTTTTGAGAAATCTTTAATATTCTCTTCCCATTCTTCTACATCAAACTCTTCTGAGACAAAATCAACGTTCACTGCTCTTAGTCCAGCTTCAGCTACCAATTCATCTAGTGAATTAAGTACTTCAGTTTGCTGTTCTACAGCTTGTTCCATGTTCAAAATCATCTGAAGGACAACTGGGTTATCTTTAAATGCTTGAAGGTCAGAGATTGATTGGTTTAGTTCTTCAACATTAAGAGTTAAGATTCCACTAATTCTGTGCTTTGCATCCTCATAAGTTCCTTCTTTTGATGATAACTGACTGAATAACCAGTCTACAACTTGTTCTTCTTGCTTGATAGTTAAGCCAGGAGTACTTAGTATTCCCTTTTCAACCTGCTCAGTTGTAGCCATTTCTGCAACAACTAAGTTATCGATTTCTGAAATATCTTCAATGTTGAGGTTTAATCTTTTAGCAAGAGCTGCAGCTTGAGTCATTGCTTCTTTTCGCTTAGCCTTATCAATAATCTTAGTATCAGCTACTACTGGAGCATCTTTTGTTTCAACTTCAGTTGTTTTCTTCTCTACCTTCTCATCTTGTTTCAAATCCTCTACCTCTTGTTTAAAGGTCTCTTTGTGGTCCTCAAGGGTTTTGTCTTTAAGTATAGGTGTAAGTTTATATCTTTGTTGAGGTGCAGCTGTAAACACTGGGTTTGCCTCAGTACCTACATTGAATCCCATTACATTACTTGATAGTCTTTCTTTTAAGAAATCTTCATAGTTTTTAGCTTGAGTAACTTTTTCACCATTTACTGTTTTAGGTGTTATCTCAACTAGCTTAACTTCAAATGACCTGTCAGGATTCCTTTTAATAGTAACCATTGGAGCATTAAACTTAAACTTCATGTTACTTACCCACTCACTGTCAGGTTTTGTATATGTCCCTGCAGTTTCATTAAATCCTAATAGCATGCCTATGGTGTCTTTACCAAAGGTTGTCTTTTTGGAAAACCCACCTAAATGGTGTGCAACTCTAGCTTCAAGCATATCAGCATACTTATCTTTTACATCAATACCAGTTACCTCCAGGATTTGTCTTCTCAAAGCCTCAGCCTCAGTCTTAGTCATGTGATTAGGGTGAGTATCATTATCCCCAACTGGAGAATTAGGGAATTTTGTAATTTTATTTGTGGCTGCAATCCATCTTGCAGTTTCTATATCGTCTTTATGAGCTCCATCTGTAAGCCCATCTTCTTTCTTTCTATTAAGTTCAATAGCTATATATTGTTTTCTACCATCTTTCATACCTATAAAACTAAGAGCATAGTAGTGTCCTTTATTAGTTGCTACTTGGGATTTAGCTTTTCCTTGCTGCTTCATCTCCATTTTACCTAAACCTGACTTATCATCTCCATAGTTAATAATGTCAGCGTGTTCATCTTTTAAACTAACACCATCTAATCCATAGAACTGTCCATTTGGATTCATTTGAACAAGTCTTGTATCAGGATGCATTTGATTTAATGGAGCTGTTGGGATGGGCATACCATCTGCATCTTGCTTCTCCATCTTAATAAATGGAGGCATACTCAAATTATCTGCTATCTCCATTCCTACAACATCACCAGATAGAATTCCATTTCTCAAAGCACGAGCTTGCTCTCTATTTTGGTCTATGAGTTTTTGATGATATGCAGTTGGATTGTTTAAATCGATTTCTTCAACATCAGTTGGGTCTCCAACAGAATTTGCATTAAACCACATAACCTCAGGTACATAAGCCACATTGCTTCCATTAGAGTCTTTATAGACCATAGGTACTTTGTCCTTATATTCTTGAGTTTCTTGAAATTGTTCAAATGTTAAGCTTGGGTATTTTTCCTCCATGGTTCTCAATGTCCATGCTTCAAAGGTTTCTGACTTCCCAGGTATTTGAATACCTCTCTCATCTCTAACAGCTACATCAGTGTTTGCTAATTCTTCTCCCTCTAATAAAGTTGGAATTAGTTTGTCACCTATGTTATTCTTATTAGGATTTACTAAGTCCCACCAATTAACAGAACTCTCCATATTTGCTTGAGGCACAGGTGCATTGACTTTTTTACGTACTTCTTTACCATTTTCATCTATGGTAATCTCCTCTTCATATTGAATAGCAGAGAAGTTTGCTTTGTGTTCTGTACCGTAATGTTTTTGCTTATTAGGTGTAACATGTGAACCTTCTCCAGTGTCTGGATTATATGTGATAGGTTCAGAATTAGTCTTCTTACCTGCCACTTGTTCTTGTTCTTTCTCCTCTTCTACAATTTCCTCATCAGTTTTAACCTTTGGAGGTACATTACTTCTTTTTGCTGCATCCAAAGCTAACATTGCTTCCATACTAGCATATCTCTCATTGTAAGATTTTTTCCAATTTGATTTTCCTAGTTGAGCTCCATCCCAGGCTAAACCTAGGGCTCTCATGTGACCTTTCATAACATCTGCCTCAACATCACCATTCTCTAACATCTCATCAACATAGTCATCAAATGTAGGAGCTTCACCATTTTCTTCTTCCATTTCTTTAACTCTTGTCTTCACAGCATCTACCATAGCTTGGAATGGTTCATTTTCAAATTTACCATCTGATGCTTTTGGCATATCATCAAAGAATGCAGTATCCATAAGCTCTGCTTGTTCTAGAGTTGCATCCTTTGCAGGGTCAGTGTCTGGTTCTTTAGTTGGAGGTACATTAGTGTCAGGGGCTGCTAAATTTAGACTACCCTCATCATCAAATAATGTCTGCTGTTGTTCTAATTGTGCAGTAACCTCATCGATACTTTTACTTAGTTTATCAACATGGTCTTTAACCTTTGTTTGCTTTGCTGTTACCTCTTGTGTTTCTGCAGGTGGAGTTGATGTTGGTGGTGGTGTTGCACCATCCTCAGGAGGATTTTGATTATCAACTTTTGTTTCGGTTTCATTTGGTTTGTTTGCAGGCATAGCCTCAAACTTCTTCATGTGCTCATCAATGGTCTCATTAAGAATGTATCTATCAAGATTTTTCTTAGCCATTTGTTTGACAGAACTCTGAATAGTATTACCATATTTCTTCTCCATCTTATCAATAGCCTCTTTTCTTGTAATCTTTACATAGCCTGTACCCTTGTCACCTTCATGTTTTTTGTAGTTTTTAACAAGTTCCTGGGTAATCTCAGCTTCTTTTTGCAGTTTATCTCTCATTGCTTCTGAAGTTTCCAGTCTTAGTTGCTTATTGAGACGACCTTCAAAGGTTTCTATATTAGCCAATGCAGTCTCTAGCCCTTTAATGGACCCATCTCTTTGTGGAGAAACTTCTTCACCCTGCAATCTTGTCATTTCTTCTTTTATCTTCTTTTTTTGATTTGCAGTATAACGTTGCTTGGATTTCAATTCTAAGACAAAGTCCTTATTTCTAAGGTCACCGTGCTTAGACATATCACCATTCATTTTCTTTATTTCATTTACAGCTTCCATTACAGCTGGGGTAGATTCTGCAGGTATAGTACCATTGGCTATAAGGCGATTCATATCTCTAACAAATTGCTTCCCTTTACCATTTTTTATCATTTCCTTACCAATATTGAAAGTCTTATTTCTTTCAACATCAGCTGCTCCAGCAAAATCACCTTGGGCTTTTAGCTGGTTTATTTTATTGTTGTACTCTTGAACTGTGAACTTACCACCACCAGCTTTCATTAGTAACTCATGGGTCTCAGCCTCTGTGATATTTCCTTTTCCAAATTCTTTTACGAGGTCTTTGTAGGCTTGTCTAGCCTTTTTTACATCTTTATTTCTACTATTTTGAAGAGCAGATAATCCTGCAGCTGGTGCATGAACACCTTTCATCAGTCCACCCATCAATAGAGTTTGCCCTGCTACTTGCCCATAAAAAGACAATTCAAGCAGTTCACCTTTTCTTGCAATAGCTTCTTCATCAGTTTCTCCCCAAACAGGTACCAATTGTGTTGCGACTTCTTCCCCCATTTCTTCAAAGTTACCACCAACTAGTTTAGACCCTCCATCTCCTGTGATAGCATTGAATTTTCTTTTGACACCCATAAAGAGATTATCCACTTTATTAAGTGCAGCTCCAGTTCCTTTAGCAGCTCTACTTGCAGCTACTGATTTAACCCAGTTTTTAGACGCTAATTTTTTTGTTACTGGGTTTTTAATCAACCCTTTTCCTATCTTTAAACCGTAGTTCTCAATAGTATTCTCTGTAAGAACTGATGTAAATCCATAACCAATAGAGTTAGCCAAGGTTTCTGGCTCAACTAATCCATTCTTAATATCTTGTGTACTCTTTAAGACAGCCTGAAGGTTTCTTCTCATGTCAGGGTCTTTTGCAGTAAGCAACATTTCTTCAAGCTCATCCTCTTTTTGGGTCATCTCTTCCATAAGAGTAGCATAAGTTCTTCTGTCTGTTGTCAAAACAGGCTTACCCTCTGCATCAACATCCATAGCAATTGAACCATAATATTTATCTATTGCTCTAATATGAGACTCAGGGTGTAGGATAGCTTGTCCAGTCATGTTTACACTTCCTCCTATAATATTACCAAATAGATTACCCACTTGCTTAGATGCAGCTGTGGTTACTGCTTTTGTTACACCTTTCATTGCAACCCTACCTACTGCACCACCATATAAGAATGCTGCACTATCAAAAGTACCTTTTGTTAAACCATGCATCCAGTGTTGTTCAAGTTGCATACCTTGTGTTTTTGTTTGTAAACCTAAGGCTTCTGCTGCAAGTTGTTCATTTTCAGTAAGTTCTTCACCTTTTGTAACTTTATTAGCTAATGGTTGAAAGTGCATATATTTATCAATCACACCTTGAAAACCTGCAGTTAATGTGTTAATTGTATATTTATCACTAAGAGGATTGAATATCCATTGCTCATCTATTGAGTTATCAATTAAAGCTTTCTCTTGCTCTAATTCATTAATTGCATATCTTACAATATCATTGTCTGGGTGAATTGTTTCTAACATACTCATCTCCTCCCATACAGGATTAAGCTCAGCTAATTTTTCATCTATCTTAGCTTTCATTATTCTAGCTGCAGGTTTTTTCATTTCTTTTCTATCCTGCAAAGCTTTTTCATAAGCTAATTTTTCTTCTTTAGTCCCATTCATACCAGCACTCTCACCATAGAAAGTTGAGTTTGCCCATTTAACTAGACCCATTACTCCTTTTTCTATGTAACCAGCTGCTATACCTGGTACATTATACATAGCTGCATCTTCTATTTGTTCATCAGTATCATCCTTCTCTCTTATATTAACATTCCAACTTGGGTCTTTTGCTTCAACTTCAGCGATGAACTTTTCATTTTCTTTTATCTTATTGATTAACTCATCGTTAATTCCCTCATGTCCTTCTTCCTGTAACTCTCTCAATGTACCATAATAAGGGTCTTCCATTTCTTCTTCAGCTTGCCTTTCCATCTCTTTTTCATAGATGTTTGCATCATCATAAGTTGGGAGCCCTTGCTCTTCCTGTATTTGAGCATACATAGGATAATTTTCCTTTTGAGCTGGGGTAAGTGCAGTCCCTAATGGGTCAGCTTCAAAACCTCTAAAGTCTTGTACAGGGTCAGGTGCTCCAGTTTCACGATACTGAGGTTGTTGTGCTTCTTCCCAGAGAACTGGGTCTGCCTCAGAAGTGTATGTTTTACCATTTAATTCTACTGAAGATAGAAAATTACCTTCTGCATCAATTATTCCACCACTGTCATAATCATACCCATTAGCTTTTAGTACTTCAATTGCAAATTCATCCATATTTTATAGTTTAGTTTTGTGTTCTCAACATCTTAATGTCGAAGTCCTTTTCAGGTATTTGTAGTATGACTGTGTGTTGTTCCATCTTACCCGTGCTAGGGTTCATAACATTTTTATATGTGTGGACATTATAGTATTTTGTAGTTTTAGGAGCTGACCTTCCATTACCATAATCTGTTATCTCAGACGTTGTAATTCTATCTTTATCTATATTCACTAAAGGTTTTGTGTCATCACTCTTTACCCCCTGCACTTTTTTAGTTACGCCTAATCCATTATTCACGACATACTCTTTAGTTGCAGGAATTTCCTTGTCTCTTATCTTGCCATTTACTTCCTCTGTTTCTCCAGAAGGCATCATTACAACTTCTCCAGTATGCCCTTTGTAACCAACATTTCCATCCTTTGAAAGTGGAACTAAATCCTCTTCAACTGTTGCTACCTGTTGTGGAGTTATATAGCCTTGTTTATTAGCATTACCCAATGTAATATCCTCATCTGATACAACTGTACCATCTGGGCGAATAATTTTAGCTTTAACAATAGTCTCAGCCCCCATATTATTTACTCCCTTAACAATAGTTGCTTCATATTGCTGATTAAGATTATAATCTTCTCCATTTCTATCTGGAGACCTAACAGCCCTATACTCATAACTCGTATCATAATTAGCTTGTCTCGCAAGTAGCTCTACTGTAACTCCCAATTGTTTAGCTAGTTTAGTTCTCTCATTATAGTCTTTCATTTTTTCTTTAAAGGTTTCCTGAGGCATATCAATAGCCTTTAATTTTGTAGCAAGATTAGCTTTTTCATTATTAAGATATGCAACCATCTGTTCTTTTGTATAAGGAGTTTTAGGAATTGAACCATCTGCATTAACTGGAGCATTAGGTATTTGGTTACCATAGGTTTTATCCAAACCTCCAATACTAAATATGTTTTCAACACTGCCTGCATCTAATTCTTTATATTGTCCAGTTACATTAAGTTCATATACATCACCACCTTCTTTTTCTTCTTTCTTTCTTATCTGATACCACGCTCTTTCATTACTCTTCCCTGCCCAGTATGAAGCATCATTAGAATAGGCAGTTTCGACATCAGTTTTTTGGTAAGCTAATTTGTCAATAGTTGATTTTTTGAAATCCTCTGACCTTTTAAGATACTCAGCTCTCATACCATCCTCATCTGTGATAGGTCTGCCATTTTTATCTGTAAGAGCACCATTAGCTAGTTGTCTTTCCATAGTTTGCAGTTCAGCATTTCTCCAATCCTGCATTTGTGGGTCTGCTTCTATAATTTGTTCTAGCCTTTCTTTTGTTAAGTAAGCTGTTGTTGACCCTTCTTTAATCATATACCCAGGCTTATCAGGCTGCGTAGTTGATACTCCAGTGGTAGAGACATTTATATTGTCTTTAAGGTTTTTGACAAGTGCATTTTCATCTACTTTATTATAGATATGGATACTTTCATCATAGTTACCTTTACCAACACCTTCATATTGTCTATCTAATGTGTCTATTGCTGCTTGATATTGGTCTGCACTAATCTCACCTTTATCTAATCTGACTTTCTCAGCAGCTCTAACTTTTTCTCGTCTCTTTGCTGTTCTGTCCATTTGGAATAAATCACCTTGAGTCATATCATATTCATAGTCTCTCTTGGCTTTATTGATTTCACCCATATAATGTTGATATAATGCTGGATTCTTAGCAATCTTATCTGCTAGCTCATTAGATTTATTTCTGTGTTTGTCAATAGCTGCCTGTCTTGCTTCTGAATCTTTATCTACATAGTCAAGATTTTCTCCTGCTGCAGAAAAGCTATCAATGACTTCTTTCTGTTGGTCAAACTTCTCTTGATGAGAGGTTAAGGCATTTAACATCAGTTCATGTGGTGCCTGGTAGATAATATCATCTACAAAAGTTGGCTTTGCTGTTTTATAAAATCTTCCCATAATTTATTCTGTTGTTATACCTATTGATGCTAAATACTTTTCTGTGTTCACAGTTCCATCTGCGTTTAAAAATCCTCCAACTCTTGCTGCTTTTTCTATTTCTGCTGGGCTCATCTTTACTTTTCCATTCTTATCAACAATTTTACCATTAACATAACTAAAGTCAGTGCTTGTATTATTAACTGCTTCAGTTTTTGCTTTGTTAAGTTTTTGTTGATTAAGCATTTTAGCACCTTGCTGTATTCCTTGTCCTTTTGATGCAATGTCTTGTGCCAGTTGAGAGTAGTAATTATCTCTATCTTCTCTATCAGCTAAGTCTCTTGCTTGCTCACCTGCCATTACAGCTGAATCTTGTTGGTTTTCAAATCCTGCTTGTGTTGAAAGCATGTTCATCATGTTCTTACTGAACTGGTCATAGATATCTGATTTTTGGTCTGTTGCTTGACTATCTGCTGCTAAGTCCAAAGCTCTTAAGGTATTAACACCTCTTGCACTAGCTCTGTTACCCTGTATTATTCTGTTTCTTCCCTTATCAACATCCAGTAAAGCTTTAGATTTTTGTTCATCTGCATATCCTTTTGCACTGTCTATTCTATCTAAGGCATCATTTCCAAAGTCTCTGAATGCATTTATATTAGGAGTATCCTCTGACCTTTGCTTCTTTGTATTTGCCATAGGTGCAAAGGCTGAGTACATTGTACCTGCCATGCCTGCTAAATCTCCCATGTTTAAATTAAGACCTCCTTCAACTTCATTGCCATCAGGGTCTGTACCTCCAAAAAGATTTCTAGCCATCCTACCAAATCCAGTTCCTGGTTTATCAGTTCCTCCTTCTACTCCTTTTCCTGCTGTGGTTCCTGCTCCATCATCTTGATTCATTTGTAGAAAGACTTGAGCCTGTGCCAAGAAATCTTCGTCAGTCATATTTGCATACAATGGATTTTCAGGGTCATCACCACCATCTAATCCCCAGGCAGCTTTCTTCTTAACTTGGTTTGACATGCTGGCAAGGTCCTTGACCATTTTGACTGCTTTTTGAAGTCTCTTGTCTTTTTCTTGTTCCATTTTATTTGTTTCTTGAGTTCTGAGAAAGGTATTCTCTAAAGTTTTATCATAAGGAGTCTTATCTAAAAGTTTGGCTAGTCTCTGTTCTTCTTTCTTTCTAGCTTTCTCTCTTTCAGCCATGGTTATACCTTTAATAGATATTCTCTTTGAAAAAATGTCTGTGCCATCAGGTAAGTTTACATCTATCCCACCATCTTTATGGTCTTTACCTTTAAACTCAAGTAATCCACCATCAGGAAGTTCTGCAGTTTCTCCATCTTCAACTTCAACTTCTTGTGATTTTACTTCACCACCAAAGGCTGCATACATACTATCATCATTCCCCATTGCATCGCCAAATCCTCCATCACCAAAGCCTGCATTGAAAGTACTTTGTTGATTATCAAAGCCTTGAGAACTCTCTCCTCCTACTATACCACCATCAGATGGGTCATTAAAAGCTCCTGTTATAGAACCTGATGCTCCTCCTGCACCCATTTTGTTCATGCCATATTGTATAGCTGCAGTTCCAAGTATCTGGGTTGCTTTAACCCATCCATTGTTTGCAGCTTTACTTTTTGCCTTGGCAAGCATGATATCATTCTCTGCCAAGGTCTCTGAAGGAGTCTCTAAATAGTTTCTAACTACTCTATTTCTACCTCCGTATCCAAATTTTTTTCTTTTCATATTATTGTTAACTTTTAAATTACTATCTTAAACATCTGTAACCTGTTCAGTTTCAATAGAATAGTTCATAATCAGCTTAACGTCATCAAAGTTATCGAATATTAACCTAACTACCAAATATTTTCCTCTGAAACTTTCAAGTTCCCATGGTGATTTATTTTCATCTAGAGCTGAAACATTTAATATTTTGTCCGTATAGTAATCACTTTGGCGTGACATTATATTAGAATCAAATATAGTTTGGTCATAATCTACTCTAATGTCTCTGATATCATTAAGAGACCAATCTCCCTCATTCTTATCTACTGTGATGGTGAGTCCTGGGTTGTTTACTACTTGCTCTAATAAGTAGTCTACATTATCATCATCTGTGCTCTTAGGCTCTAATATAAGCTCTCCTGTACACTGTCTGTGGTTATACATTATAGCTTTATTAAAAGTTATAAATCTTTGGTCTATGTATTCTTCATTTACTGCATCCCATTTCTTTGCCTCAGTGTGAAGTTTAATATCCTCCCATACTCTAGTTTTTATAGGGTCTGATAAAGATGTGTACTCTACAATAAAAGGCACCTGAGAATAATAGAATCTCTGGTACTGAGCATGCACGTTATGTTTATAAAAACTATTTGGTCTTGGGAATTCTAAATCAATCTCATTTATCCAGGAATAAAATTTACCTGCTATTGAATAATAAAAGTCAGGTAAATAAGAATGCCAAGAAGTCCATGACTTACCTTTTAAAGAATAACTCATAGTCCAAGATTGGTCTCCTTGTGCTAACTCAGTAGGTATACCATCTTCATATTCTACTTCTACTGTAGGTACATTAATTTCTATATCTTGATTGTCATATAATACCACAGGAGTACCTGTTAAGAATTCCTCAATGTTTGTATTAAATTCAGCCTCATCTACAATAGGGTTTAAAACATTACCATCCCACCAGCTATCATAAACAACTTTCCAACCATAATTTTCAAAACCAACATATTGAGCATAACCAATAGCATTTTGTAAAGAACCTATTAATATAGCCCAGTCTGGAGCAGAAAAACCTGGATTTACAGGGATAACATCTGTCTCTCCTGTTGAATAATTTGTATTTTTTATTGCTCCAAGCATAGTTTGATAAAATACTCTAGTAGAAGCATCACTGCCACCACCAGTAGAAAATACTACAGGGTATAATAAACCTTTAAATGATTTTAAAGTATCATGTTGGAGTCTAAATTGAGCTGCATGAGTATCAAACAATGCAGGAGGAGACTGCATAGGATTAGATAATACATTAGAATGATAATGTGGGTCTGATTCATTAGTGAAAGACACCATTACCATATCTATTTCATCATTAGGTCTTGCAAGGAAAGGCAAAGATGGAGAATTTAATACTTCATCAAGTGCATTTATCCAAACTTCTCCAGATGAAGAACCCGTTTCAAAATGGTATAAACTTCCAACCCATCCTGGGTTATTTGCTTGGAATGTAAGTAACCATGCATCGACAACAGCTTTAATGTCTGCTCTTGCTGTTGGAGTAAAAGAACCAGAGGTATCATAATGTACCACAATATCAGCTGTAGTAGGTAGTGTTTCTAAATGCAATACTTGCCCTGTTACAGTTTGTGTATTATTAATAGTCCTTTCAAATCTTAATCTACAATCCTCTATACCCGTGTATGTCCACCCAGCTAAAGCCCTAGTTGCAATTGTCTGACTGATATCTTCAAATATAGTGAGGTCTCCACCTAAAGTACAAATTTCATAGTCCCCATTGGCTGGTAAAGCTTCATTTAATACTTTATCTTTTTTAGTAAAGAGTACTCTTTCTTTCTCTGTGTCATAGACAGAAATAAAACCAACTCCATAAGGGTTTGAAGGATTATTATCATAAGGAAATACTGAACCATCTGAATCATAATAATCACTTAGTAATTTAATTTTTGTATTCTTATTAAACCAAGAGGACATTCCTATATCAGAAATAGGATTTAAAGCATTCCCATCAAAATTGTATATTTTGTTTTCTTGCTCAGAGACAAAGAATACACCATGCTTAGTCTTTGTAGTTCCCCATCTATGTCTAGTCCCTGCAGAAGCTTTATTATCATCTAATATTTTTCTTGGAGGTATATTGAAATAACCACCAGTTCCTAAGAAGGACACAATATCCCCTGTAACTCTTTCTTGGAAGTTTTGAGGTTGGTGCCATAATGCTTCTTCAGTATGGATATAGATGTTGTTTGATATTCTAAACAAATCTGTAATCTGCCCTGTCTCACCTTCTATATCTCTATAATCATTAGGTAAGAACACTCTGAAGTTATCAGTTAATTCTTCTTGGAATGATTGCTGAGAATTATGAATTCTGTGAGGAAAATCCTCTTGACATTCTGAACAACAATCATATTCAATTGGCAAATGAAAGTATGATTTTTCATGATTTTCTCTCTTATAATCAGGATTGATTTCATACCATTCTCCTAATGGGTGTCCTATGTATTCTCTGCTATCTCCTCTTTCAGGGCTAAATACCAAAAGCTTATCCATAACATGTCTATCCAATTTTGTAAAAGGATATATTGAAACATCCCTTTGCTTATAGATATCAAAATGTTCATAGGCTTGTTCCACCTCTGTATTACCTGATTCTAGTTTACCTGGTGCATTTAGGAATGTAGGAACACCAGAAGTCATTCCGTACCTTAAAGATATATTAATTTGAGATTCAAACCATAAATCTGTTACACAATCTGCTAACCACTCTATTTCATCATCTTCAGGTGTATCACATGTTGTTCTACCATATCCTTCACAAGGTAAGTCTTGATATTCTTTACTTACCCAATCATCTAAAGTAGTCTCTCTTAACCCTTTATCATACTCATCATAGTATGCTCTTACTAAAGCATCTCTTTCAATACCTGAAGAAATAAATAATGCTCCAGCTCCAAGAACTGCAATACCTAGTCCAATTACTATGACTCCTACTCCAAAAATAGTTAGAATAGCTCCTATCACAATAAGTATGGCACCAATTATATAACTCCAGACTGATGTTCTCCCAGCCCTTTTAGCCACTCTGTTATCCCACCACATTGTGTTGACATACCTCATAGCGGATATATATGTGTCTCCTGCAAACTCAACAGTAGTATCACTATCAGGGTCATAGACTCCTGCTGCATCATAAAATTCATGCATATTTATGCTTGTTTTATAATAAGGCAGAGACCTAAATGTGGAATATGAATCTGCTATTGGTCGCTTAATATAGACATAAGGTAATGTGTCTGTAATATATGCATTTGTGCCTGTTGCAAGCTCTACAATACCTACTCTATTATCTCCTGCAAGATTAAATACTTTCTTTTCTTCTGCTTGTATATTTCTGCTTTGAAGAGCCTTTAAATAAAAAGTGTCTTCAATCTCTGCTTCTGTATAATTAAACTCATCATACTCTGTAACAAATTCTGTGATGTTATCCCTAGTAATAGCTTTTAAAGACCATCCATCATCATCTTGACCACCTCCTCCTTTGTGTACAGAAGAGTCAAAGGTTGTTCCATCAGTAATATCTAAATATCTACTTTTACTTTTTTCTCTTTGTATAACTTTAAATCCACCTTGTTGAATCATTTCTGAATACTCAGAATATTTTTTATTGTGAAATTTATGTTCAGGGTGAATTAATCCCATAACTTCCTGAGACACTCTAGGAGCCCCATTGAATTCAGGAAACATTAATCCATGAGAAATATATTTGTCATTTGTAACTGTTGGAGTAAGAACAGCACTATCTAAAATAGTTTTTTCTAACTCAGTCCTTTCATTTCTAACTATATAATATCCAATAATTTCTTCTCCTCCTGTGTCTTCAACAGTAGGTAAATCGATATTTGAAAATTGTATACCATACATTTTTGTAGAGTAAAGACGAGTCTCTGAATTAAATTCTGCTGGAACAACTTCCACAGTGTAGGATAATGACCCATGTTCTGCATCCCCAGTTCCTGAAGTGGTACCAAGACTTACAGCAGTACCATCATATTTACTTTCTTGAAGGTTTGTGATAGTGATTGCATTTGTAATTAAATAGTTTGAGTATTCTGCTAAATCAATTGTAGCTGTATCTCCCACACCTAAGTAATCTAAAGGATTTATATTAACAATCATTTCATCAGGTTGTCCCTCATGCTCAAAACTTATCCTAACTTGAAAAATATCATAAGGAATTTGTAATCCTAATTCTGTAGAGAGGCAGTCACCATTTGAAACACCTGTTGCATCACAAACAAAAGAAGACAGTATAGTACCTGTAACACTTAATTTTATTTGATAATATGTGCTTACTCCACCTTCTACTGTATCTAAACTAACTAAAGGTAAACCTATATCACTCCTTAATGGGAATCTATGATGTCTGACCAAATTTCCTGTTAAGGGAGTTCCTATTGAATCAACTCCCCAAAAATCTCCATCTTCACAAGTACTATTATCACTATATCTAGAATTCAAACTTCCATTATCAATAGACATAGGATAAATTTCTTGCCCAATAGCTGGTTGAAATATATAATTTTCTGAAACATTATCCCCTAATGGAGACAGTATACTATTACTTTTTCCAGGGATATGATATACAGGAGACTGAGACCCATCTTTAAATACATAGATAATACCAAAAGAATATATTTCTCCTGGCATATATCCTACTCCTTCAAATCTAGCTGTAGGACTTTTTGGATTTGCTGGGTCTATCATGTTATTAGACAATACATTTTTTACTGTCATATCTGCTTGAATCCTAGATGCATATCTTTGTAACTTACAGAAATTAACTTGTTTCCCTTGAGTGTTACCTAAGATTAACATATTGTCTGCCTGCTCAATAGACCCTGCTGATTCAATAATAGCTGTTACAGCTTTAATTTCTTCTTCTGTACCATTAACACTAAAATTTCCTCCTGTAAAAATAAAGATACTATTATCTATAGGTATATCTTCTGTATATTTTATAGCACTAATCTGTCCATTACCTGTTGTTGCTTCTATAAATGCTAGTTGATAAAATAAGAAAGTAGTATCTAAATTATCTAACACTACTCTTATCGCTTTATCTGTAGTTGGAAAATCTCTATAATCTTCTATATCTGCTCCTGATTCTATATTTATACTTCCACTAATATCTAGATACTCTTCATTAGTGTCAGTGTTATATACTAAAATTACTTCAGATGTAGTAATCCATTCTGTTGGATTTAAGTTTTCATCTTTGTATCTTATGCCTATATTATATGAACCTGCCTCTAATTGTCCTCCAGAATTAAGAACTTCAACTTCTTGAAATCTAGGTACTTTCCCATAACTCCTTTGGAGCTCAAATTTATTTTTATCCCAAGCCCCTAAATCAGTTTGGAATTGCCAAGGCTTCTCAAATACATAATACATTGGTTTATTGTTCTTACCATCAACCCAGTAAATTGTTCTTTCACATCCTTTTCTCAACCTGAAGGTTGCATCAATTTGCTGTGTAATTTTAAACCCTAAGTTTCCGTTTACGTGTGTAACATAATTACATTCTTCATCTCTAACACCTATTTCGCTAGTAGAGCCATCTTGACTAATAGAAAAGATAGCAGTTTTGTTATTTCCTATGTAGACTGAACCTATTGGTATATAACCAGAGGGTAAAGGTCCACAAGGAGTGTTACTGCCTTCATTTGAAAGAAAAGAGTTGTCACCTTGCTCAGTTTCATTTACTGCATTTAATGCATATTGATATGTCCCTTTTGGGACATCAGTACGAGAATTATCTAAATGTAATCCCCCTTTGATAGGTGTAGTATTCTTATCCATAGACTTTGTTTAATGTATTATAAATTCTAGGTTGGTCTTTACCTAAGTTTCCAAAGTAACCATAATATCTTCTGTGGTTTGGTATTAATTGATGAGTTTGCTCAAGTAAGTTCTGGTATTGGTCTAGAGTTTTTGGCATCTTCATTTCATTTTTAGCTTGTCTTGCATATTTTATCCATCTAGCTTCAGCCTTGTCAGCTTTGCCTGCCCAACCATCTCTACCAGCCCACTCATACATCTCAGCTAATTTCCACTTAATGTAATAAGTGATTGCAGAGATATAAGAAATATGCTCAGGTACTAATGGATAGCCTGTTTCTTGGTCAATAGTGTTTCTCAAGTAAGCTATTGCTACCTGACCTTCAATAAAATTAAATCTTAATCTCTTATCTACTGTTCCAACTATTGTGTATTCATCCTCGCAGGTCATATATAATGACTCATCTTTCTCCTTGCATACCAAAGAGTTAAAGAATGTTCCTGTGGCTAATCTAACAACAGAGTAGTTTCTTTCATATTCAGGTGAGCTTGTCCATACCTCATAAGTCCAGTCAGGATTTAGTATCCTATCTGGGCAAGTAAAGTTACATTCACATGGAACATTTACTGGTATAGTAACTTCTTCATCTGTGCTCACAGCAGATACATCTGATGCTGGGCAAGTACATTCTGTTGGTTTGTTGTTTCTAGCTATTTGTGTTACCATGTGCAAACCATCAGGTATAACAGCATGATAGTCTTCTACTTTTAAAAAGGCTACTGACTGTTCTAATACCTGTGGGACCTTAAGGAATTCAAGGGATTCACCTATCATTTCAATAACGTCTCCCTCATTTAGCAATGAACCTTTCAAATCTCTGTTGAGCTTTGCAAGTATTCTATCTATTGTTACAAATTTAAGTTCGCTCATAATGTTTTATTTATTAATCAAAATAATCTGCTAACATTTTATCATCCTCTATTTGAATAGGATTATCATCTGAAAACACTTTTTTAGTATAGTATAAATAATCAGTTTTTTCTCCTAGAGTAAAGGTGATGTCATAACTCTTTTTTACAATAAATCCATTTTCTATTTCCTCTACTGTTATTCTAACTTCTTTTTTGATAACTTCTGCTCCTTTTGGGAGTTTGACTTTTGATTTACCTTCAAAGGTAACATCTGATGCCATTACTTTTTCTTCCATAATTAAATTGTTTTATACTGTACCCCATTCTTTATGTTCTCGTGTACAGCTCTTTTGTTTGTTCTTGTTAACCTAAGAGAATATAGAGTCTTATTCTCTACTAATACATTCTTCTTTGACCATAAAAATTTGAATCGATATCCTCCTGTGTCTTCATTAAGGTGGAATACCCTTTTCTTTTCTTTCTTAGCTTGTGGGTTTTTGTCCCACAGTTCTTTTGTTTTTACCCAATCAGGAGCTAGACCTATTATCTTTCCATCTTCATCAAATCTTATCTTTGTCTTTCTCCCTACTATTTCCAGGGTACCCATTCTTGAGGGTAAGGTTATAGATTTCCCTTCTAACACCTTGTCTATTAAGAACTTATTATAGTCTGCTGCTAAAAGCAGGTATGTTTTAATATCTGTTGGGTTCTCTACACTTTCTTTGTATAATTTATAACTATCTCTTAAATTCTTCATTACTTAGTTTCTTCTGTTGTTGAATCTTTTGTATTATTGCTTTTGTCTTCTCTGCTCTGATTAAACATTCCTATCAACTCTGTGCTTGCAATCTCGACTAAAGTCTTAATCATGCTCTTCTCAATTGGGAATTCTTTATCAAGAGGACTGACACATTCTGGGCAGTTAGTAGGATTTGTACTTTCTGTGGTTGCGTCTACACAATCATCAGCCCCACAGATACTAGGATAATCCCAGGCATCCAATGGGTCATCAAAGAGACCAGTTATAGTAATTACTTTAGGTGCATCCTTGCAGGTGATATAAATAATCATTTCTAATGTAATAATCAGGTTTTGAAGCTGTGTACTTATTTCCCTTTTTATATTTCTTGTCCTCAAATGTTGTTCTATTAAATGTTAAACTACCTTCAACAGAGTTAACTGATTGAATAGCAGCACCTTCTAGTAATCCAGTAAGTAGTTGAGGTATTTGATATTTTGTTCTTAGTATCTTACATCCTACTTCAGGCAGGCAAGGACACTCATAAGGTAGAGCAGGAATAAGCTCTACACAATCAAGAGTTTGATATACAGACTGACTAATAGGCTGTCTTTTATCCAGTTTCTGTTCAATAAGAAAAGCCCTAGTTGTCAAGGCTTTATTATAAATGTGTCTTGATGACAATCTCGAATCATCAGATTTTACCCCTTTAGAATAAAGAGATTGAATCCGTTGTATTATTTCTTTTGTCTTCATAATTTTATCTTTCTTTTACAGACCAAGTTGAATCTAATTCTAAAGTACAATCTTGGGTTCCAGTTGAGTTTGCTACTTGCCAAAATATATACTCATTTTGATTTAATATTACAGCAGTTTGTCCGTTGTAATAAGCTACATCTCTACCGCCTTGTAAGTTATTAATAACTCTTTTTTGTGTGTATTCCACAGAAGGTAGACCTCCATCACTTTTTAATAAAAATAAAGTGTATTCTCCGTTATTAGTACCGTCTAAAACAAAGTCGAAAGTAACGTTATATTCTCTTGGATTTGTTCCTATATGTCTTAATTGACCATTAACAGGACTATCAAAGTGCTGTAAATCAATAGGAGTAAAAGTTCCGTTTAAATCTACTGCTTCATTTTGTGTTACAATATTAGTTGCTATTTCCGACGTATTATTTAAAGCTCCTCCTACGAAAGTATTAGAAATACCTATATTGTTATCCCAATCACAAGGTAAATCACTTGCTAATAGATTTGGAAATAT